TGTATTGTTTTGCGCCGCCTTGGTCTTGGCTTTGGCTCCCTCCGAAACCAAGAAGCGGATGGATCAGGAGGGAGCCAAAGCCAAGACCAAGGCGGCGCAAAACAATACAGCGGGCACTGCGGCCGGAGCAGGAACGGCCGGGACCGGCGGCGCGGCGACAACCCAAGCTATCGACGCGTCGAGTTTTTCAATGGGCGGGAAAATCGCGCTCGGCATCCTTTTGGCTGCCGGCGCCATGCTGGCGATCTACTTTTTCCGCAACGCGATCCTTCACAACCAGCGCGCCGACGCGTACGCAAAGGCATAGCATCACATGACTACCATTATTGTTACCGCCGTCATCACCGGCCTTATTCTCTGGTACGCCCTGCAGGGCCGTGATTGGCTCAAATCGAAAGTGTGGGCTCAAGGGTTTTTCGAGTTCATCGAGCCGGTTGAAATTTTCATCTACAAGAAATCGGAGACGATTCTTGTCGCCAGGTCGCTTCAGTTTCTCGGCGCAATTCTGACCTTGCTGACGTGGATCGGATCGATCGATATCACGCCGATCATGCCATTGGTTCCGGAGAAATATCAGCCGTATGTTCACGCGGCCATGAGCTTCCTTCCACTGGTGCTGAACGCATTGGGCGCCATCGTTGAACGGCTACGCAACCAGACCACCAAGCCGATCGAACTCGTTGCTGTGCCCGATAAGGTAGTTGCGGAAACGCCAAGGCTTGCTGAGGCCGTAGCGATGGCCGACGCAACGAAGGTTGAGGCTGTTGCCGCGGTCGCCGAAGCGAAGGCGGCCTGAGATGGATTGGTCCTCGGTCGTTCCAGTTGTTGCCTCTCTCGCGCCCATGGCGGGTTCAATCCTTGGCGGGCTGATTCCTTTCCCAGGCGCCAGCCTCATCGGTCAGAAGTTCGGCGAGGTCATTGCAAAGCAGTTCGGTCTTCCTGCCACCGCAACGCCTACTTCAGTAAATGAAGCCATCGCCACGGCAGGAGAGGAAACAGCGCGGGCCAAGATCAATGCCGCGGTCGAGCAGGCGCGTATTGAAATCGATGGCTTTGTCGAAATCGAGAAGGCATATCTCCATACAGTAGAGGTGGGAATACTGCAGACCGGCGAAACAATGCGCGCCGAGATCGGTCACGAGCATTGGTTTTTTACCGGGTGGCGCCCGGCAATCGGTTGGATCTTCGTTTTGTTTTCGCTCTCGTTTGGTGTGATGCTAACTGCGGCGGGAGCCGCCGCGGCGTTCTTCAGCAACCCGAGACCGCTGGAAATTCTCACCAACTCATGGCCAATCTACTTGGCTTACTTCGGTGTGCTCGGCTTGATGGTTGGCGTCTATATTCCATCGAGGTCGGCAGAGAAGAGAACCGCAGTCGAGAACGCGGCTACGGGTACGAAACCAACTATCGCGAATACGGTTATAAAGAAGAAGTAAGTAGCGGCCCGACATCGCGCTCGTAACGTGATGCCGAGCCTAACCACCCAATTAACCCTCATGGAAGGGCTAACTATGATGGCTGCCAAGCATCCAATCACAAGAGTCCGGAGGCGGGCTGTTCATTTTTGCTCAGCGGTGAATTGAGCAAAAAAATGCCCCCGAGCGGTATCTTTGATCCGGACGAAATGACGGACGTTCAGAAGGCGTTCTGGATCGGGCTGACCGATCAGCGCATTGCGAACATCTGGGAAGCGTCGGACTACATCGCCGAGCTGCCGCGAGAGGCCAAGGACCTTTTGCGCAATGCGGACAAGTCTGCGCTGAAGTGGCTGGAGCGAGCATCTCCCGAGGACATCGCTCAGTTGCAGTACTCCATAAAAGTCATGGAGGCCACGAAGCTTCTGGCCAAGATCCTTTGGTTTGTGATTGCTGGTGTGGTTCTGACTATGCTGAACGCATGGGAAAAGATTTCGGCTTTCTTCAAGGTCAAGACATAGCGGGGCGTCTTGCCCCTTAATGGGGGCATATGGTGCCAAGCGCTGAACAAAGACCTGGCATAGGAATCGACGCCAAGGGCGGAGCGGTCATCGACCCAACCAAGAACGTCCTTGATAATTTTGCGGCCCTCAAGGAGATGCTGGCGGAATTACGGACCGCCGACAACAAATACCAGAACGACATGCGCGAGGCCGAAACTCGCCGTATCAATGAACTGGCATCGCAGAAACTAACATTCGATCTTGAGCTAGCGAAGATCCTGCGGGCGAATCAGGACGCCGCCGCAACCCTGCTGGCAACGCAGCTCAAGGAAGTAAAGAACGACCTCTCCGACCGCACTGCAAAGCTGGAGCAGTTCCGCTGGGAAAGTGGCGGCAAGTCACAGGGCGTCAGTAGCATAGTTGTCGTTATCGCGACCGGGCTTTCCATCCTGATTGCGCTTGGCAGCCTTGCTGCAGCGTTGTTGCGGCATTGAAGTGCCGGCCGTCGTTGTCGAAACAGAGTGTGTCGCCGCTGTCCTGATGGGCAGCGGTAACGAACTCAGCCTCCTGAAATCCGAAGGCAACACCATCACCACCAACCTGCATCCGTCACTCGGCAGGCTGGAGAGGGGCGAACGCTACCGCGTGACGTTCGAGAAGATACCGAAGGATTAGCCCCATGTTGGCATCCGTCATTACGTTCCTGATCTACGTGTGCGTGCTCGCGCTCGTCATCTACCTCATTTTGTGGGTTCTGCGCGATGTGCTCGGACTGCCGATTCCTGAGAAGGTGGTCCAGATCCTCTGGGTCATTGTCGCGCTGATCGTGATCCTTTGGCTTGTGCAGATGGTGCTGGGAGGTGGGGGCGGGCTGCGTATGCCCTCGATCCGATGAGGCAGTGGGCCATCCCGGCGCTCTCCGCGCTCATTCTCATGGCAACCTGCACGCATGCCCGGTCTGACTATCGACCCAATGCGCAACCGATGTTCGGAACGTACTCGCAAGCCTATCTCGATCGCCAGCAAGCCAAACGCTGGAAAGAGCTTTGCAAGGGCGGCGGACGATATCAGGCCATGAGCGAAGCCTACGAGGCCGGCAAGCCAGATCCATGTAGGAGCGCCCGGTGATAGTTCTCGCGATCGTATCAACGCTAGCCGCCATCGGATGGACGCTTGCCGTCTTGTGGGCGAATAGCATGCGCTCGTCTCCGGGCGAGTTTCAGTTCGGCTTCACGCTAGTTGCGGCCTGGATCGGCGTTCTGATCATGTGGCTTGCGTGGTGGTTTAGCTAATTCGGCCCTGTGCCGTAACCCCGCCCGAGAGGGCTGCAGGGAACCCTTCCTGTCCCTGTGTTCGCCCACCCTACTTGCCCGGCGCTGTCATGGCGTCGGGTCTTTTCTTGAAAAGGCACAACATGTCATTTGGAAGACTAGGGGCGCTGGGGAGGGGCTTCGGTCGCCTTGGCGGACTCCTTGGGAGTGCGAGTGGGTCAGCCGCGCCGACCGCGCCGGTTCTCGCCATGCACCCGTCATGGGTCACCACTGACAATGAGCCGGATTTTACCGTCACGATAGACGATACGGTGGCGGCAGGAGATACGACCCGCCTTCAGGTTCAAGCCGCGGGTGGGGATTGGTCTGTTCTGGTCTCAAACACCACGCATGTCATCACAGCGCCGGAAGATGCGGCAAACGAAATGGACCTCGCATTGGCTGCTCTCCCTAATGCCGCCTACGAAGCCCGCGCCAACGTCACGGACGGCGTTCTGACCAGTAACTGGTCAAATACGGTTCCATTCCCCGTCGCGGCGGTGAGCAGTGGTGGCGCCGCTATCCTCTATCCCTTCCTCTTTGTTTAAAGGAACCTGAAAATGGCTGCTCTTCTTTCTCTTACGATGCTCAACGGCGCTCTTGGCGATGCCGCCGATGACGGAACGGTGATGACGCTTGATGGATATCTTGCGCAAACGACCGGCTTTAGTGCATCCGCGACCTTCACGCCCGCGGCGTCCTCGCATGTTGCGAACGACTGCAATGGCGCGGCAGGTACGTTCGCTAACATGGGCCTTAGCGGCAAGCGTATCGTTATCACATCGGCTACGCTGGAGATCGACGGGGCAACGGCGGAAGCGACTGCATGGCGCCTGTATCTCTACAACGTCACCCCGCCATCGGCGACGGCGGACGACGGCGCGTGGGATCTGGTTTCCGGTGATCGAGCATCGTTCCTTGGCTATATCGATCTCGGAACGGCCGTGGATCTCGGCTCAACTCAATGGGTCGAAAACCACGGTCTCAACAAGCAACTGAAGTTGGCCGGCACCGATCTATTCGGCTATCTGGTCAACCTGACGACTCTCACGCCTGCGGCGGTTGCCCACATCGTCACCCTGCATGGGGTTGGCCTGTAATGCTGTCGCAGAACACTCAAAGAATAATTCGGGCTGGATATATTAGCCCGCAGGCGCAGGCGTTCCTAGCGCGAACCTCTGTTTTAAGCGATACCGAAAGGCGCGCTTACATTCAGATGATAAACGGAATGGTGGCCGATGGTGTGTGGTCAAAGCTGGACGCGCTTTACATTTTCGCGACCAAGGACACCACGACGGCAAAGCTGAATCTGGTCAGCAGCAACTTTGCGCTCACGGCCACGTCGGGCGGAACGCCGCCAACATTCGCTGTCGATCGCGGCTACACAGGGCAGGCAAGCCAAGGCCTCGATACCAATCTTGCCTTGGATGCTGCCGGTCTGAACTACTCGTTGAACTCAGGGTCGATCGGCGTCTACTGCCTAAACAATCGCACATCCAACGCTACGACATACGCGATCGGATGCGATACGGCCAGCTCCGGCGCGCAGATTTCCCTGCTGCAGGGTGGAACTACCTTCCTGGATGTCAACGATTTGGTGTTTCCATCGACGGCGAATACCGGCACGCAAGGATTGTGGCACGGCAGCCGCACGGCTGCGAGCGGGGCTGGATGCCTCGTGCTCTATAAAAACGGCACAGTGTTTGGTTCCTACTCGTCGGCGGTCGCCGCCGGAGTGCCGGCGGCCTTGAACGTTTACATTCTCGGCCGGAATCATCTTGGCTCAATAGCCGGGCAGGCAACCGATGAACTATCTGCCGCATGGATAGGCGGTGGGTTCACGGCAGATCAGGCTGCGAGGTTTGCGGCTCGTTTGAACAGGTTTATGGCGGCAATGCGAATTGCGGTGTTCTGATGATCGCTTCAGACAAGCGCTCCGTGATGAACATGAACTTCGCGGCTGCAACGGCCTCGGAGTACGCCTTTATCGATCATGTGCGTGGCGCCATCCAGTTCGGGCCTGGCACCAGCTCTCCTTGGTGGACGGTTGGCGGCGCGCTCTGGACGCAGAACATCGATTCTGACGGGTGGCCGGCATACTCGACGGCAGTTATCAATAAATCCAGCAGCCTCGGCGCCATCCGCATTCCGTCATCAACGGACTTTGCAGGGCCATATACGATCGATGGTTTCGGCTCCGGCGTCATCGCTCTGAGCGCGGGGACATGGACCCTTGGAGCCGCCACGGGGGTTTCAAAGGCCAGCAACAACCTCACCGTTACTGACCAGGGGCCGGGCGTTCGCTGGACGGCTCAACTGACCTATAGCGGATCGCGCGCAACGGTCGGGCTCGGCATCACGAGTGTTGACCCGTTGAACACCGGAAAATTCCTGCGGCTGGTCCGGTTCTACCGCACCGAGGACGCCGCCGATCTGGCAGCGGGTAAAATCTTCCGGACCGCATGGAAACAAATCTACGCCGACCTGAACCCCGGCTTTCTCCGGTTTATGAACTGGTTCGGCGACAACAGTTCAAGGCTATGCCGCTTCGAAAATCGGGCGCTTCCCAGTCACACCGGAAGCGTCGGCAACTACAATTGGGTGACCGGACCTCGATACGGCGAAACTACTGGCACGAACCAAATCGCTCTGGCCGCCGTGACTGGAACTACCAGTTCCATGACGCACGGGGAAATAGCGCAGACGCGCATCACGAACAACCTCGTCCGTTGTCCTGCGTATTCAGGCGGCGCTGGGGTCAACAAGACCGTCACCGCGATCACCAAGGCAAACCCCGGTGTCGTGACCTGTGCCGGGCATGGGTTCAATACCGGCGACAAGATCATTCATTTTATCACGGCCGGGATGACTGAGCTGGATCGGCGGGTCTGCACGATTACGCTCGATGGGGTGGATCCGACGAACAAATATTCCATCGGAATCGATACCTCCACGGGGTTCACCACCTTCAGCGCCGGAACGTGCAATCAATACGTCTCCTTGCAGGTTGGCACCGGCAACGACCGCCGAGACTATCCTGTCGTTTTCGAGGATGGCGTCACCCTTGCCAACAACTACGGACTTGAATATCTCGCGGCCGGCGACGGCAAGACCTTTTATTTCGACAAGACGATTTACGCTGCAAAAGACAGCGACGGCACCATCGTTCAAGGCGTCTGGATTTTCCCCGGCACGGGAAAAGACCTGGGCCACAAGCCGGGTATCCCGCTGGAGATCATTGTTGCGTGCGTCAACGAGATCAATGCGCTCTCTACTAGTCCGATAGGAATGTGGATCAACATTCCCCATTGGGGGCTGCTTTCCGTAGACCCGGATTATAGCGCGTCGTCCAACGTTGCTGTGAAATCGATCTATGTCATTGAGAGCGGAGCTAATGGTTATGCCCGTCTCGGGGACGGCATTCCGCTGTTCATCGAATATTGCAATGAGACGTGGAACGGCGCTAGTTTAGATTTTTCCCAGACATTCTACCTCACTCAAAAGGGCATACAGCGATGGGGTGCCGGCCTTACTGACTCCAATGACCGGGCAAGCTACGCGGCTTTGCGTTCCTATCTCATGTGCAAGGATATCCAGGCCGCGTTTCCGAGCGCGAGCTATCCTCGCATTAAGTACGTGCTAGGGTTTCAGGGGTCTCAGGGCATTGGCGGCAGCAGTGTCAACTACCTGCGCGCCCATGGCACTACCGCTGTGCTGACGGATGTAACATGGAATCCGACTGCGGCCGAGCCGATCTCTGTTCACGACTACTGTGCGTTCGCAGCCTACATCTACAACGACGACAGCAACGCTACCTACAGCAAGGCAACCTGCACGACAGCATGGCTTGCGGCCGGCGCCGATGAGATAGCGAAAGAAGCTGCCTGCGCGCTGTACGTTCTCGGGATGAAGACCTACGGTGGGTCGCAAACGTTCGATGCCTACTACGATACGCTGATGCCATCCTATGCCACACATCTTGGCGGCATCGGTAAGAAGATCGCCATGTACGAAGGCGGCTGGGATCTGGCGATAACCGGGACGTCGGATCAGCAAAACTTCCTGATCGCTGCGAAGCGTAGCCGGGCGTTTGCGAATACCTTGGTAGCATCGTTCAATAAGTTCAACGCAAACAATAACGCCATTTATCCTGCCGACTATATATCGCTGGATTCGCGATGGGGGCACGCACCAAACGACTTCTATAGTGGAGGCGTTGAGGGTGCAGCGCTCGATCTTTCGTGGACTCTGATGGGCCTCCGCAATCGCGGCTTCCGTCAGATGGTCATCAAGACGTAATCGTTTTGTCGTCTGCCATCCGCCCATTCATCTGCTCGTTCGCGCGAGCGGCTGCCTTTTCCTTATCGTTGGCCGTGCCGATGAGATGAACGATGTCGTCCCAATTGGCGGCTAGCATCGAGACGAACGCAACACATAGAAGCAGAATAACGGCCCAAAGCGGCATTTCAAATCCTCCAAAAGCTTGACGCTACCCCACGTTGCCCTCTCCATCAAGACGGATTTGGTGGAAGGTTAACGGGGGCGGGCAGGTGCCTTTTCGGCGGCGTCGGCGGCAACGAGCAGCTTTTCGGCCAGTTCGCGCGCCTCAGATGGATCGAGATCGCACGATTCCGTTTCATGAATTTCAAGGCTGATTGAGCCGAAATGATCGCTATAGGATAGGCAGATAGGGCCTATGTACTGATTGTGTTTCATGCCGTTTCCATCATTGGCCATGAGCGAAAGTGTCAATCCCACTCGCCGCGCTGGATTTTACCGGCCTCGACATTCCAAAGATTGACGGCATCCAATTGCCCATCGCCATTGACGCCGACGAAGTGCTCGAACGGCGCTTGGCTATAACACCCAACGGCCCACGGCGCCGGCCCATGTCCTTTAGGCCACGGCTCACACTTCTCGACATACGGCTGTAGGCCGCATACGGGACAAGCTGTGGGCTTTGGGATTGCGATTATCATGGCCGGTTTCTGCTCATGTCCGACGCTGTTCGAGCGCCACGGTAATCTCTTCCGCCACCCTCGGAAGTTCACCTCTCTCCTTGGCCGTAGTCAGGACAAGCTTGCTCCATTCCATTTGAGACGATGTGCCCTGTGGCGGAAGCCCAAGCGAGGCGGCTATTTTTCTCTGCTCCGAGAGGTACAGCTCAAACCAGTCCCTGACGATGTTTAGAGATGTCACTGCCGGTCTCCATTCGTGATCGCGAGAGCGGAGGCGGGAACCTCAAACACGAAGTAGCCGCCTCGCTTCCAAAGCGAGTGATAGTGTTTGATCCAGAACTGCCCCAGCATGGCGCCAATCAAGTCCTCAGCGCCAGACCAGCCGCCCGTGATGTATTCGACCCGCTTCAGCGGATCTCCCCTGTAGTCATCCTTGGCGTCCTCAATGCGAACCTGCATGCAGGATATCGTCTTGGCGATCACCGGGAGCTGATTAACAAGGAAGTCCGCGGCCTGCGTGGGGCCAATGGCCGGCATCGGCAACGCCTCGAATTTGTCGATCCATGCCTCCGCCGGGTAGCCTTCCTCGGAGTCGTAGGAGTCGATGAGGTCTTTATAAACGTCAGCCATATCGGCTCCATTTGCTGTGGTGGACGCTACTGATGACCGTTCAAGACGACTTGCGCCAGACAGATCCAACGCGCTCTAGGAAGGCTCGAAAGCCACCATCTCGGAAATAATCAGCCTCGCGCGCCATCTTGTAGACCTTGTAACGAGCTTTGCTCGCTGTCTCGGCCTCGACGGGATCGATGGTGAAGCCATCCATATTGACAACCCATAATGCCATGATCGGATTCCTTGCCAGTCTGGACGATCAGTCCAAGGCACCGAGCGGAAAATTGCCGCTGGGATAGATCGAGAGCCAATAAGCCTCATCCTGCACCACGGGCGGACGCTCTTTGAGCGAGGCGCGCTGTAGCTCATCCTTGAGCGCCCTCACGCGGCCGGGGATGGCATCGAGATCGGCGCGGATTTCGTCTGATGTGCGGGTCATTTCAGTTTCCCTTGGTTGATGGTGTTTCGGTTTGCCGGCCACTCCGGGCTATTTGCTGGCGTCAAGTTGGTCGGCCAGCTTTGAAAGCTCGACTGAATGCTTACGACACAGCCTTGCCAGATCGCTCCATATGCCATCCGGTATCGCGCTCTCGCCGTGCTCCCAGCGCCTCACGGTGCGCTCGGCTACCTTGAGAGCATCCGATAGCCGGACGCGCCAGGAAGGCCCGTAAAGGGCCTCCCCGACCTTCGCGAATGTTTCAGGCGTACTTTTCATCACCGAACAACATACTCTGGAGGAAAGCGTCCGCGCAGGGCGCGTCGATATCGTCGGTCATGATCTGGCCGAACTGGTGTGGGAATTTTTCGGCCATGACGGCAAGGCCTTTGGCAAAGTGCTTGTCGGTCACGGTGTGAAGTTTGAAGGCGCCGGACTTGATATTGGCGGTCTCGGTGGCATCGCGATCGTATAGGTTTTCGTCGGCCACCTCGACGATCTGAAGACGGAACTGTCCGCCCAAGAACTTTTCGTCGGCGTACCAGAAGCCATCCGGCGGCGGCGCCTTTCTGGAGTGCCAATAGATCCCCCAACACCAGCCGCCTTTTCTAGCAGTCGTCACTGGATCACCACCCTCCATAGCGCTGCTCATAAGCTGAACGATGCGGTCGGTGGGAATGTTGAGTTCGATCTTCATTTTGGCCTCCTAGCCATCTTCACCCGGCCTAATGCCAAGCGGTGAAGTTGATATAGCATTGTCCGGTTTTCCGGTCAAGTCACTGTTTCGGTCTGTTTGAATGATCGTCAGACGGCTCGACTCTTCTTTTCTGCGACGAACTCCACAAACTGCCGTACCTGGGCCGGCGAGAGCAGGACGCGCTCCTTGAGAGTCTCGCCCTCGTACTGGTTGATGCCAAGATACCCATCGGTCAGGTCGAAACGCACCTGCCAATCGTAGTTGCCTGCGGTGCCCTTAATCTTCTCGCCGTAATAAGTCCTGCCCTTCATCGCTCTCTCCATGCCGCCCAATGCGGCTTTCACTGCACAAACCCAGGGTCGCCATCGGCGGCCTCGTTCATCTCGGTTGCCCGAAGCATTTGCTGGTAAAGCTCCTTGAGGGGCCAAGGAGACGAACCGCCGTCTTGCAGGTGCATAAATTCGCCGTCAGCAAAGGTTGCGATAATCCAGACCGAGTGAGCCCCTAAGCGGGCTGCAGCACGGGCTGATTCCTTGTCCACCTTAGCTTTGACGCGGGACCGCCTTTCCGGCGTCCACGGCTTTGCCTCGCTCATTGCTCTCTCCATATGCCGCCTGATGCGTCGATTGCTCTTTCGGTTAGCGGACGGCTCAAGTGGTTAAGTGCTGATCCCACCTAGACAATCGTCCATTTCTGACGTTCACCTAGGCACTCCGGGCCTCGTCTATTCTATAACGAAACCAATCACTTAAAATTGCCGTCCGCTACTCGTCCGCTATTCTGTCGCCGGTTTGTTTCTACGCGCTACCCGCAGGGTCATGACCTCTGCCGTTGCCTGGGCATCGTCCCGCGAATAGTTCTGTGTTTGCGCGACGTTACTGTGCGTCGCGGCCTTCCGAACCTTCTCCATGTCGGCGCCGGCCGCCGCGGCCTCAGTGATCGCGCCGCTCCTGGTGTCCATGTTCTTGACGTTCTTCGGGATGCCGGCATCGGTCGCCACCTTCCGCCACTTGCGCCGGAATTCGGTATTGTAATAGGGGTACTTGTCGAACTCGCAGATGATCACCGGGCCCGACGCAGGCATCAGGTGGCGATGGACCTTGATGATCTTCGTGGTTTCGTCGACCGTATAGATCGGGCCGCCAAACATCCGGGTAAGTTCTTCAATGACCATCGGCGCGAGCTTTAGGTCGATCTCGATCTTTTTGTTCCGCTTGCTGGTGACGTGACGAAGGATCAGGTCCTCGTCGATGCGCTCCCAGCGCAGGCCGGTGATCCACTTCTTGGTCGTCTGCTTGCCCTTAAACGTCTTCGTCTGGACGACATCCGACACGCCCGGCTCCTTAACGGGAACCCACTCACCGATAACGTCGCGCTGGCGCAGCGTGCATTCGAACTGGATGGCTTGGGCCAGCGCCATGTAGTGCCAGTCGCGGGCGTGGGCGGCCGTCCTGATGGCCGCGGCCTGGTCGGCCGACAGCGCCACCTCGCGCGGCTTGGTGCCCTTGTAGCTCTGGCTAGATAGCGTGTTGGCGAGGCGGGAGCATTCCGCGTCATCCAGCAGGCCGGCGCCGAACCGGAACAGGGTGCGCAGGGTGGCGACGAATGCCCCGCCCGCCGAAACCTTCTGGCCGCCGTCGCTCCATTCCTTGTACCAAGACAGAATCATGCGGCCGGTGATCTCGGCCAGCATCACGTCACCGAACCGCTTGTCAATCCGCTTGAGTAGCGCGGCCTTGCCCTGCCGGGCCTCCCACCGCTTCTTATGGAACGCCGAATCGTCGTCGTTCTGGTACTTGTCGATCAGGTTGCTCAGGGTTACCAGCGGCAGGGGCTTGCCGGTCCCATCGCGCTCCCGGCCCCAGACGAGCATGGCCGATTGGAGATCCTCGCATTGGGCGGCAATCTCCAGACGGTCGATATCGTCGAGCTCGACGCCTTCCCACAGCTTCTTCGCGCCCGGCGCATAGCCGCGCTTCACGAGGTCGCTGCGGGCCTGCCAGTAGGCAACCCACGTCTTCTTGCGCTCGCGCCAGACTAGGCCCGGCGCACCTTCGATGCGGGGCGGGGTGCGTTCAATCATTGTTCTCGCTCCGTACAGGTTGTAGACCTATCGTGATCCCGGCGCGCTTATCCAACCACGCTTTCACCGCCGGCCAATAGCGTCTATTCGCAAAAAGCGGTTGTTTCCGTGGAAAACCGTACTTGGACTCCAGCCCCGGCAGGATCTTGCGCATGTGCTTCTCCGGCACGCCGAGACGACGGATAAGTTCGGCATCGCTCAGGTAGAGCTTGCCCTGTTCGCGTTCGATCGTCTCGGGTGCCGGGGTGGTCACCAGCCCATATCCCTATCAAGTTGCTCGTGCGCCTCTTCGCGCTCAGCTTGGTGGCAATCGCGAGCGGCCCGAGTGCATTCCAGCTTTCCGCAGTCCTCCAGTTCGTTGAAGCAAGACTGGCTGGCATACACGCCGAGTTCTTCGCCGCAATTGAAGCAATAGTGCATCTTCGGTTTATTGGTCATGGTTTGCCCTTTCGATTTTTCGTCATGTCCGCGACTGCTTCAACTCCGAAGGCCTTCCTGCGAAGCTCCAGCTTGCGGCGGTACTGTCGGCGCCTTCCGTCTCGGTCAGCGCCAGGATCGATAGGCGGCAAGTCGAGCATCCACGCCTCGTCTTTCGATAGCGGCTTGCGCCATGCACCGAAGACGTGGACCTCCCTAAAGACGGTCTTGAAGGCGCCGCAGCCGTAGCAGATCGCGCCCCCGTTCGTGTATCCCTTGCGGCCCCAACGATGATTGCAGGCGCGCTCCTTATTGTATCGTTCGAAGCACGCGGTTTCCGCCTCGACAATTGTATTACCCTCGCCGCGAAGGAAGCCCCCGGCGTTGTCACCCGGGAACGCCTCGAAAAACGCGGTTCGATAATTTCCCTCCGACGCGAGCACTACGCCATCGCCGCCCCATTGAACGTAACACTTTGCAGGCCACGCGCAGGCCGGCTTATATTCGGTATCTGCCGGCATCCAGTATCCCGGCTTGTGGTGCTCTGCGATTATCACTTTCGGTCTCCAGAAGTGACCGGCGCATCTCGAAACCAGAAAATCCAGTAAGGGTATCCGCTGCTGACGTTGCAGCCCTCAGCGGCGGCGACAGCCTCGGTCGGCTTGCCGAAATAGGCTGTCAGATATTTGGATGTGCCTTCCTGGCCCCAGTAGCCGTAGCGGCAATTCAGGTCGGCAACCGCCGCAAGCGCTGACTTGGCCTTATCGTTGTCCCATTGCGCCATGCGATCAGAATAGACCGCATCGCAGCCCTTCTCGCTCTGCCCCCAGAGGTAATATGGGCTGTACGAATACGGCCATTCCTCCTTGGTGCGATTCTCGGTGTTCGGCTCGACGAACCGATACCGCGTTGTTCGCCCAGTCGGGCGCCGGCCCAGCCGCCAATCCTCACCAGTCAGCACCGGAGATCCGTGCCGGCGCTCATAGCGTTCGAAGTCGTAATAGTCAGTCATGCTTCGCCCTTTCGGTTAGCCGGAGTGTTCGGGCTACGTTTCGGTATCGCCGCCCATGCCACGACGCGAGCATGGGAATGCGTGAGGCATACCCAGCCAGTCTTGCCGTCATAGTCGCCGTCAGCTTCCACCCAGCGGGGCTCGGCCTGGTACGGCGTTACGACATGCTCGCCATCGTGAAGCTCAACGAGGAACATCCCGCTTCGCGGAGGAAAGCCCTTGTACCAAGCGATATGCGCCTGCCCGATCTGGATGCTCATGGTTTCGGACTTCCCACAACTCCGTCGCCGCGCGTCACTTCACCGAACACCAGCCTGCCGGTTAGGCACAGAGCAAAATCGGCGGGCGGCATTTCGACGCGAAGTATCGTGCGAGAACCCTGCTTGAATGTGATTGCGATCGGCGGCGGGTCAGTCTCGCCGTTCATCTGCGCAATCATGACCTCGACACGCTCACTCACTGGCGGACTCCTGGGGAGACGGCAACTGCGCGTCGTCAAGATAGCGGAGTTTCCAAGTCGGATGGTACGGCAGCGCGTGCTTCGCGCCATCGAGGCGTATTCTCAGGTGCGAACCCTGCGCACCGCAGATCGTGCCAAGCTGCGGTTCTTGACCCCCGCTGTATTCCACGCGACCGCCTGTCTTGGCAGGGACGCCATACATCCTGCGAATATAATCAATGCCCATCTATTCCCCCTGCGGCCGGAGTTGCGAAGTGTCCGAAAGTGATATCACGGCATGTCCGGAGCTTTTCGGCGCGGCCAGTTTGCCACCAATTGCAGATGGTCGTTGATCGCGTGGACGATCTTCATGTCGCCGCCGTCCTTGAGCACTAGATCCCGGTAGTGCAGGAGGGTGCTGATGCAGTATTGATCCTGGCCACGGATCAAAAACACAGGCTCGTCGGTGGGTATCAAGCCGGCCGGGTCCTGGATGCGATCGTAGTCAGCGCGTGCGTGCTTCATGACTCTTCTCCAGGGTTTCGATCAGGGCGCGAGACGGAAAGTGATTTGATCCGTTCAACCAGCGTAAAGAACCGGCCATCCGGTGCCGTCATTGGCGCGTCAATCTCGTCAAGCGCGTCCTCGATCTGTGAGTACGTGGTGTCGTCAATCTCACCGCCCGGCAGAGACTTTTGACAGGTGGCGGTTAGCTCTGGCGGACTCTGCGGTACTCCGCGCAGCACTTCCAGCGCGCGCTCGATACGGTTGGTTAAGGCATCCTCTTCCAGGATTGCGATAGCTTGCTGGATTGGCGTCATCGGATTCCCCTCAGGTCACGCCACAGTGAGACAATGGCTTCCCAGAAGGTCTGCCGCGGCGGGCGAGGGCCGAGAGTGCTGCGGTTGGTGCCGTACATGGCTCACTTCCTTTCTGGAGAGGACTCCGGAACAGCTCGCCGACGCTCATGGATTGCCTTCATCTCGCTCCACGAGCGGGCGTCCTCACAAGCTTTGCAGAGAGGGTAAACGAGAAACTGATCGCGCTGGCGGTTGGCATCCGCTTGAGCCTCCTGAGAGACTTGGGTTGCCTGCTTCATCGTTCCGTCTGGATTGGTGTTGTACGGGTTGACGGTCATTTCGACGCGGAAGGTGCGTTTCCGTTTGTCCTTCTTACAGGCCAGACATTTGAACGTGCACGCGGCGCTGCGGCCATAAGCTGGAAATTTCACGAGCATGGCTATTCTCCCTGCCGATCTGTCGATGTGCCCGAAAGTGCCAACTCGCAAAGTCGCTTGGCCTCGTTGAGCAATGTGTGGTCGATCGTTCGGCCGTTCTGCTGTAGTGGAAAGCCGATCGGGATAGCCTCAAAGGCCGCGTGTGCGGCGACAACGGCCTCCTGCAATTCAGCCCTTCGCTTTTCGCGGGTAGCGGCGACCTTCCGTACAGTCTCGCGATAAGTGTCTGCCGGAGTTTGGGCATGACCGGCAGGAACGTATCGGACGATCTCGCAGCGATCGGGTGGATACAGCCAAGCTGAATTCTCCATCCATTGTTCAAACACTTTTCGATCGCGGTGGATGTGGTGGAGTTCCTTATTTCTGTAGAATAGGAACACTTCCGACGCGTGATGAGATGTCGCGGATACGGGAGAAGTGCTCAACATGGAATGCTCCAATAAACAGCCGTGCCAAAGATTCCGCACACGAACGAAACGAAGCCGATCGGGATAAGCATCATCTCACGGCTCCCATAAAAACGCCCACGAGAAGCATGCCCACGAGAATGCCGAGGCCAAAGCCGACCACGGCGCGGAGTACAATCCCGTCTCCGTTGGTCATTTCGCTGTGTCCTTTGGCTGGAGGGCGGCCTCCAAGGCGTGGAGCGCATCAAAAGCCTTTCGACTTATGTCGGTCCGACACCAGAGTTTAAACTCTATCAACGCCGCCTGCGCCTGTTGCCAAGTTTGTGCGAGGTCATCATCACGTACCGGGACAGCGCCACGCGACAGGCAGTCGAGATTGGCGCGGCATTCCCGGCAGCTCGCGAGTTCGGCTTTGAGGGCGGTCAGCTCGGTCACCTTGATAAGGGTATATGTACCGCGCCGTTCTTGTGGCTCAGTTTCAGAATGTGTCTCGCTCATAGCGGAATCCTTCCATTCGCCCAGCCGCTGAAGCTGTAGATGCAGAACAGGATGATGGAGATCGCGGCGGCGCTGTGGATCATCGCAGCACCACCGTTCCATCCATCCGCTTCTTGAACCTGCTGTCTCGGCTGCCTGGGAAGCGGCTCGGCTTCCTGATGCCGTTGTGCTTTGCGCGAACCCGGTAGTCCTTGGACTTCTGCGCCAGATCCTGCGCCGTCTTGACCTTGTGTGGCTCGACCAAGGCCGGAGCCATATTGCTCTCCCGGTTCTCGCCGCCATTGATAAGCGCCTGCGGGTGTTCGAGCTGCCACTTGTCGCCGGGCATGATCTTGCGGCCGGACAGGTAGCAGACGCCCTTGTACTTCTCGAAGACCCGCAGGCGGACGCGCGGAGGGGCTGGCGTATCCGGCGTCTTTCCGATCCACTCGGGGACTTCGCGAGTCATACTTCTTCCAATTCGTGCTGGTCGTGGAACGTGATGTTGTTCTCGGCTCCCCAAGCTGAGATGTATTCCATGACCTCGGACATTTCCCCGACAGACAGGTCTGACGAGGATCGACCACAAGGCACCATGCCGTGACGGTGGATCGCGGGGAGGTATTGCATCTCAATTCCCCGTTCATCCGCGTAGGCGTGCAGAAAAATCAGTTTCCACTGCTCCGTGTTGTAGCGCCGGCCGTCGATACGTCCCTGCACAGCCACGTCGGTTAGCATCGCCCAGAAGCGGGAATTCTGGTCCAGCGAGCGAGCAGGGCCTTTGAACTCGACGCGGCTGTTGGTCTTTGCCTTTCTAATCCACTCAATCGCCTGCTCACGGCGGGCTGCGCTGTCGAGCGTCAGGATTGCGCGGGTCATGCCGCTTCCTTCTCGCCATAGATGCTGTTCAGCTCTGACAGCTTCACAGCCATTTCCAGGAGGAACGCGGCGATCTCGGCTTCCAGATCGGCAATCCGCTTGTCGTCGCGGGGCACGCGCTTGATGAACAGGCGCATGTTTTCCGGCATGCGCGGGTCGTAGGATACGAAGTCGCACCACTGCCGGCCTGTGCAGGCCATCTGGAACTGCATCTGTGCGTCGTACTTTGACGGGACGGCCTGACCGAGCAGCGTCTCCAAATGCGTTGCCGTATTCGGACACTTGATCTCGGTCAGGCCGTCATCACCAACCAAACCGTCGGGGGAGCAGCCGGCTTGGTCGATCTTGGGGTGAGGTACGAACGCAACCTCCTTCACGTTCACCCCTTGGTAAAACTCGTAGGCAGCGCGAGCCTCGGGCTCGGTCTCAGTGCCGTGCTGCATCGCGGCGTTGGTGTAGCTCTCGGCCGGCGTACCCGTCAGGCGCTCCGCAATGAGCTGCGCCATGTAGTTCGCGCGGCTGGCGCCGTAGCCGGTCTTGGTTCGAGCAACCACGTCAGAGACGCGGGAGGCCGTCACCTTGCCGAGACGCAGGGCTTTCCATTCGTCAGAGCCTTGGATGATATCGCTCATTTCGCAGCCCTCTTCTTGTTGAGAGCGGCGATGGCGCGCGGGAAATCCTTGGTCGTGATGTCGGCGAAGCCTCCCACCTTAAAATAGCGGCAGAACGCTTCCTTGTCGGCGCCTACTTCATCGGCAAGAGCAACCAGCTCCTCGACCTGCTCCAGGGTGATCGCGTCGGCAGCGTCTGCATGCTTCCCGTCATCGTCATTCGACACAGCCAGCCCAAGCGCGGCCTTGAGCGTCATCCGCTGCAAGTAGGTTGATGTCGAACCGATCGCCTGAATGCTGTTCTTGTTGCCGCTGTCATCCCGGCCGGCGCAGAGCGTGTTTTCCTCGAAATGCCCGTCGCGGTGTGATACGATGCAGGTAACGGTCACCGGCTCGTTAGGGACCGACGTGGTGCGGTAGCGATAGGAAAGCCCATGCTTCGCCAAGATCGGGCTGACCACGCGGGCGATCTCGCCAAGGTCTTCGTAGCGATAGTTGGTCCGGCCCTTAGCCGAAGTGAAATCAACTTCCCGGTTCTTGGTGATATTCGGGATTTCAGCCTTCGCCGCCGCAATCGCATTGTCGAACGCCTTGCGGGCTTGGTTCTTTTCCCACCGCTCTTGGAGCGTCATCAGCTTCTCGACCATTTCGAGGCTGGCGCCGGATTCCACGGCGCGGTTGAGCATCTCCATGGGAGTGACAACGGCGAGCGCTCGCGGCTCGTCCTGCGGGATGATTGAAACCTTGTCGAGTGTCTGTGCCATCAGATCAGTACCCCAATCACAAAGCTGCCGATAAATGCGGCGGCAAGTCCGAAATAAAAATCACGCATTTGCTCATCTCCTCGTTCACGCAACGCAACTGTTCTTCGAATTCGTAGTCAGCGCGGATCTGGTCAATGACCTTGACGCGCTCTGCCGGCGGTAAGGGCCATAGGAGTTGCCATTGGGCGAGCAGGATGTCGGCGAGTTGCTGGCTGGACATCACGCCGGCTCCATCTGCAGGAGCGCCGCCGCCTTGAACTCGTCGGTCACATCACGGTCGCTGCCGATCTCGATGATGCTGGAGAGGCTGACCCGATCTCCGGTCATGAGGTTGCCCCACTCACCGCGGGCGAGGTCGCGAATGGTTTCCTCGCGGCCCATGTCCTTGAGGGAACGCTCGGCGACGTAGGGTTCGCGGGCGCCGCAGATAACGAGATAGAGATTCGACATCTTGCTTCTCCGGGGTATCGGGGTTCGTTAGGCGGTGCGCTCGGGTAAATCCCAGCTGTAGAGCGTGTATTCGCGCTCGCCCCATTTGCCGTTCTTCTTGCGGTAGACGACGATCGGCGTCACGGCGCTATAGTTGACGAGCAGACGAAGAATCTTCGCTTCCTCGCCCTTGCGGTCAGTAATGATCTGATCGGGCCTGAAGGGGGATGCTTCAATCTTCGCGTCGCGAAGCCGCTGCTGAAGGTCTCGTAGTTCGCTTTCGGCCGCCTCAACTAGTGTTTCGAGTTCTTCGACGGTCATTTGCTTGCTCCCGATCTGATGGGAGCATCTAGCCACATAACGTTAGGCCAGTCAATAGGGCTAGCCACAAAAAGTTAGCGCCCGGGCAAAGTATTTTGCTCGACCAACAGAATCATCGGGTTAGGGGAGGGGAACTAGCGGCGGATCGCCCGGATCATACGCATGGCGCTCTCGATCACTTCCGGCGGCTGACCCCTCAAAAGCTGGTTCGGGGACGGCTCGTCCGGGTGGTGGTAGAGGTCTTCGGCCTGCAGATTGCCGCCCAAAGCCTCTGCAATGGCCTCCAGCGTGTCTGTACTGACCGCTGTAGCGCGGCGTTCCCATCTGGAAACCGTCATGGCTGTGGTTTCCAGCCTCGCGGCGAGCTGTTCCTGGGTGAGCCCGCGGTGCTCGCGGTGCTCCGCCAAGAAGATTTTGCGCGGTTTTCTGGGGCCGATTTTTACTGGCATCGCTGGAAACACTACTAACGTATTGTGTTTACGTCACTATTCCCAAAACGTTAGAGGCTATTGACAACCGCTAACGTTATGTGGCTAGATGACGCCGCGATGAACACAAACCCACTCAAAGCCTGGCGCGATCGGCAGAACCCCAAAATCTCGCAAGAGAAGTTGGCGGAGATGCTCGGCGTCAAGGCCATGACCGTTTCCCGCTGGGAGCGGGGCGGTCATCTACCAAACAAGAAGCATTGGCCGGAGATCGAGAGGGCGACTGGCATCGCTCCCTCGGAATTGGTCAAGCATATATTGGTTAAGCAGGTGGAGACGCCGGAGCTTGCTCAATGACGCAGGCTCACCCCATTCCAGATGTGCATGCACGCGACGGCCTTCCCGTCGAGAACGTGACGTGCAGCACGGTTGCTCTGCTCGGCTCCCGTGAGGGAACAAATCAAATTCAACTGCGCGCCGGCATCGATCACCCAGCCGACGCAGCGCAGCACTCCATTCACTTTGCGGAACGCGCCGAATCCATCGACGTAAACGGGCGGAAGGCTCGCGGCCTGCAGCAAGAGTTCCTCGTCGCTCATGAATACCCCCGCAACAAACACATGGCGTCCCGGGGGCTACTCTATGTCGGAAACATGACAACGACAACGCGGAATCACGCTCTAGCTTCATCACGTTTTTTCGCACGCGATCAATGGTCAAAATTGAACAGCACAGCAACATGCATTGAGTTCGTCGGCGCACGGGCCGATGAAGCGGCGACCGTGGGCATCCTCCCCCACCTCCCGGCTGCGGTCGCCGCAATAAATTTCATCCACGTATTGGCGAGAGCATCATGAACATCTGGACCGATGAGATGGATTCCGCACTTAAGCAGGGTTACGAGGCTGGCAAGTCCGCCCGTTTGATCGGCGATGAGCTTGGCGTGACGCGCAATTCTGTTCTTGGTCGCACTTTCAGGCTCGGTCTCTGCAAGTCCTATGGTGACCGGCGCGCTCCAACTACGCGCAAGAGCGTGACGCTCGTTGATATCTTGTCGGAAAGGAAGATGCTGCCTGACCAGATGGCAGACCGCATTTCTGACCTGCGTGAGATGGGCGCGTCTTGGACGGAGATCGGCGCCGATTTGGGCGTGTCGATGGCGACTGCCAGGACCTATGCGAAGCGATTTGGTATCCTTGTTCCGGCGAAGATGATGCCGGTATTTTCTGAAGAGGACTACGCTTATATCATCAAGGCTTGGAACGAAAGCATTCCGCTTGAGGATATCGCCGACAAGCTCGGCCGCTCCTTTGGAGCCACTCGACAGAAAGTCCTCAAGCTGCAACGGCTGGGCCGTCTCGGCACGCGAGACCAAGCAAAGACGCGTCTGTTGAAGCGATACGGCGAAGCCGCGCTTGCTGTTGCGGCAACTCCAGCCGAAGCACTCAAGAAGCTGAGCGAGGCGAAGCAGATCGCCTTTGCTGCCGCTGTGAATGCATCTCGTGCCGCCAAGCGCAAGCGCTATGACTATGCCCTGACGGTCATGCGCGCCGACATTGCCGCTGGCAATGATCGTGATGCCGCGGTCTTCGCCTGTCGCGCTGAGGGCGTTACCCTTGAAGAGATCGCGGCGGAATTTGGGGTCACGCGAGAGCGTATCCGCCAGATTTGCAACACGCATGCTCAGACCATCGCAATTAAGGGTTTGATGTCATGACCCACTGGCGGACGAGCCGGGCGACTCCATGCGGGGGCGGTAGGCAGTCGCCCGGCTCTCCATACGACAGCAAATACGCACTGCCGCAACACTCAATCCTTTCCCCTGGCTCGTCGCTCGAACGCGGCGAGGTCTCGCAGGCGCTGATTAACGAGCGCGAGCTTCGCGCGTGCCTCGTCTTCCTTACGCTGCTCGGCTTGGCGGCGGTCATCCTCTTTATCGTCGGATGCGGATTTGACGCGTTCGTTGCGGAGTCGATTCAGGATTAGCGCGGCGTGAAAGCCGATCGTCTCGAAGGCCATCTTAAGTCCCCACAAAAACAAGGCGTTGCGTCATGGGTAAACAGTGCAGATCAAACGTTGTGAGGGCTCACAATTCTGATGTGAGCAACGAAAATGACTGATGCGGCGATGATGTTGAAAGAACTTTCACTGCCATGGGCGGCCGGTGAGCGGATGAAAAGCATTCTCGACAGAACATCGAGAGCGGCCCGGCTCAAATATTCCCGCACCTACGAGATTTGGTACGGGAGGGCTCGTCGCATTGAGCCTGAAGAGATCACGCAAATAGCAGAAGCCCTGCGGCTCAAAAATGAGAAAGCGGCGCGCAATGAACTCCACGACCTCAAGCTACGGCTCACCCGGCTCGAAGCGTCACTTTCTGCGGGGGATTCGGACTTCTATCGCCCGTCGATTGATCACGCTGGGGACATGGTGCGCCAGCTTGGCGGTAAAAATCGCACCGTGGCTGGAGGATGAATCGTGAGGAACAGCGCATCATCGGCATGGGATGATAACCGCACGGACACCCTGAAGGGCCTGTGGTCTTCCGGCCTCTCGGCTGCAGAGATTGCGGCATCGATGGGATTCACGCGCAATGCCGTCTTGGGGAAAGTCCATCGGCTCGGGATAGGCGGCCGGGCTTGCGACGGCAACAGAGCCTACAGCCGTCGGACGCCCGAACAAATCGAGGCGACCAAGCGCGACAAGGAGCAACGCAGGCGGGAGCGCCGCCGCGCCTTCAGGGCCACGATCGTAAAGTCCACCATCAACCTGGAAGCCCTTCGCTGCGTCGAGGTTGTGCCTCTGCACAAGAGCTTTGCCGACCTCGGCCGCAACGACTGCCGATGGGCATATGGCGACAATGCTCCGTACACGTTCTGCGGGAATCCACAGCGTGAAGGCCATAGCTATTGCGGGCCTCACTTCGCGCTAACGCTTAGACGCGGGTGGGGATCGTAACCACTGGCACGACCTCTGCAAGGGACTGAACCATGAAAACCATCTCCGCCCAGTACCACGAGACCTTGGCCGCCGCCCGCCGAGCCAAACCCCGCTCTGAGCGGAAGACAAAACTTGAAGCCAAGCTGGGGAATTTGCTGCTGAGGCAACTTCGTATCGAGGCGCCGAGAAAGCGCAAGGCATCATGATCGCCAAGCTCGCCTACCTGACCACACCCGCGCCCGGCCGTCACATGCTCAACATCCAGCTATTCGGATCGGATGAATTGCTGAGGATTGAGATCGCCAGGCATCACGTCGTGAACATCCTGGTCGATGGCGTCACGACAGTTCTCCGCGAAGATCAGTTTTTGAGCCGCGTTCCATCCACTCCAACAGAGAGCGTAGCATGAGCGAGCCTAGCATAGGACACAACAGCGAGGCTGAATCCGCTGTCACCAAATTCTCAAAAGACCAGCTACGATCCGTCATCGAGCGCATTGAGCGTCTGGAGGAAGAAAAGAAAACAATCTCCGACGACGTTCGCGATGTCTATGTCGAGGCCAAGGGCAACGGCTACGACGTGAAGGCGCTGCGCACGATCGTCCGAATGCGCAAGCAGGACGCCAATGAGCGCGCCGAGCAAGAGACAATTTTAGAGACTTATATGCATGCCATGGGGATGATATGAGAGCAGGCGGCGCCCAGAGACTTGCCGAGCAACTAGCGGATGTCGCGGCGTCTAACGCGCTGATGGCGTATGAAAACTGGCAAAGCGGGATGGAAAGCCCCATCGAGAGGCTTCTGTTTATCGGGATGTACTCGATCATCCCGATTCAAGAGGTCGAATTTATGCCGCTCATGAAGTGTGAGGCGACGAGCTCGGACAACATTCATTCGTTACAGGCAGCGCGCATTGCTGAGCATGGAACTCTGCGTATTCAGTTGCAGGAGCGTCTTTTAGACTGGCGGGCTGATTTTGTTCTTTCGTGCCCTTCGATAACCAAGAAAAAGGCCATCATCGAGTGCGACGGTCACGAGTTTCACGAACGGACCAAGGAGCAGGCTGCCCGCGATCGGTCGCGGGATAGGGCCGCTCAGGCAGCTGGCCACATGATGCTCAGATATACGGGCTCGGAAATTTATCGGGATCCGCTCGGATGTGCACGCGCTGCATTGAGATCATACGCCAAGTTCTTTGAGGATGAATGGTTTGAGGGTTTGGGGCTCGGTGATAAATGAAGCGGGCATGGATGCCGCTTTACGTCGGAGACTATCTTGGTGACACGGGGCACCTGAGTACTACTTTGCACGGCGCCTATTTGCTCTTGATGATGCACTATTGGCGCAAGGGCGAGCTCCCAGATGACGATAAGCAGCTTGCAGCCATTACCAAACTTCCCCTGCGGATATGGCAGGACAGCCGGGAGACGCTGCAGGCGTTTTTCTATGATGGCTGGAAGCACAGGCGGATTGATACCGAGCTCGCCAAGATGGAGAAGGTTTCGTTGCGACGGTCCGAGGCCGGCTACAAGGGTGGAATTCGCTCTGCAATGGGTCGTATGAGGTTGGAAGATGCGTCAGTTCGTCCAAGCAATAGGCAACCAATTGCCAAGCAATTGCATGACCAGTCAGCACCAAGCATTACAAGCAATTGCTCCGATTTTGCTCAAGCCGAGCTCGACCACTCACACTCACATAAGAATCTTACTTCTTCTTCTGTAGCTGTTGAAAGAGGGCTCTCCAACAAACCCGTTGTGAGTTCCGAGGCTATCGCTGCGTTATCGAGGAGGAAACATTGATCCGCGACCCCTCAGACGGCTCGGTGCAGGACAAGAGCGGATGGTGTTGCGGCACGCCTGAAAAGCCCTACTGCGACTGCAAGGCTGTGATCGACCCCACCACCTCCGGCCTCCAGACCGGCAGCAGCAAGCCTGAGAACCTCGCCAGGCTGGATAAATCGCGGGAGTGGATCAGGGATTATCGCGCTGGGAAATTCGAGCAGACGGACGGAGAGCGACAGTGAAGCAATACCACGGCGGCAACCGCGGCCTTCGGGTTGGTGAATTCATTTTGCCGCCTCGGGTGACCGGGAAAAACTGCACGTCCGATATAATCGCCAATCAGGTGCATCGGCGCGATCGGGTTTACATCACGCCGGACATGGCCGCGGCCTCCATGTATGCCTCTGTGCACGAGCGGCCGACCGTTTATGAGGTTATGCCGGTGGGAGATCTTGAGCCGGATCCAGACTGTTTCTGCCCCGGACTATCATCCGCCTGCTCGCGAGCAAAAATCGTCGCGGTCCACAAGGTGCCGGGCAAGGTCATCAAGAAAGCAAGGTCTGCTTTGCTTAACCATTAAGGAACCTAACATGCCCGAGGCCTCAATGAGAAATCCGCGCAAGATCGGCATTCCGGCGACGGTCAAGGGAAAGCCGAATCCGGCCTATCCGTCGATCGAGATCCATGGATCTCCGACACCTGAGCGGCTGCGGATGGCCGGCGGAAACTTCGCTCTCGGCGGGGAAGACCGAGGCATCAAGACCTATACCATGCGAGACAGCCCGTTGGACCGCGCCCATAAAAAGGGAATAATCACCGGCGCCGAGCATTCTGCGCTCCAGAAATACCGCCATCACTGGTATCATGCTGGCCAGGCCCCCACGATCAGCTCGCTTGATCTCGACCGGATATTCTCAGGAGGCGAAGGCGGCCCCGCAGGGATGCCCAAGAGCGAGGGGCAGGTATTCCATCGTCAGCGCTGGCGGGAGGCTCAGCAGTGCCTTGGAATGCGATCCAGCGCCGTTGTGGATCGGTTCGTGTGTCAGGAAGAGAACCTGGAGCTGTGCGGGAACCTGATCGGCTGGACGAACAAACCGCAGGCAATTGCGGGAGCGGCTGAACTGGTGAAGGATGCCGGATATCGGTTGGCAAAGCTGTGGGGGATCGGATGAGCGATATTGAGGTAAATGCCACCGAAACGGGCGTTCTGTTATCTATAGGGTCTGGACTAGTCATTTCGAATTCGAACTTGACGGCGACCTGCCTCGATTTTGGCCCGGTCAAGGTTTACCCCGATGGCCGAGTAGAGCGAACGAGCAAATTCACGACCGACGAAGAAGCAGCCAAGTCGTTCTGGAAGGCTGTTGAAATGTACATGCCGCTTGACAGTAAAACCAAATCACCCCCTTATGGGGCATGATCACGATTTGCGCCCGTGCCGGGAAAGGGAATTATATACTTGACAAAAGTGACCCCTCAGGGGCATGAATCTGCCCGACAGGGCGGCGACCAAGATACAGAAGTAAGCCCCGCCATGATTGAAGCGGGGTTGGATGCGTTTGAAGAGCTGGCGCGGGGCGAGTGGCCCGGCGCTGTTGCCGATCAAGAGCGGCTTATCGCTGCTATTTATCGCGCAATGTTACGTACTGCTGGTCAGGGAAAAAATCGGTCATGATTCTTTTGGCGAGGGCGCGACTGCGATCTGCCATGGCCCTGATTTCCTCTTCCTTGAGAAGGAGCGTTCGTGACTTTGCTCTGGTTGGGTCTGTAAGGCTCGTGGCCAACCAGAGTTGACCGTCGTTATCTTCGCAATAGGAGCCGTGCACTAGGTCAACACGATACTTGTTGATCTCTTTGGCTTCCGTGAAAATCTCCAAGTACTTATCTTTGTTTGGATCGCGCAAGTTGGCCAGGTATCGTTCGATGGCTGTCATCCGATTTACGAATGACTGAATTGATCCGAGTAAATCTGATGTGGCCGTTTCGTCTTTGTGGCCGAGGATTTGGGCATATATCTTCCACAGGCACAGTTCCATTCCCGAATATGATCCAATGAAGTATCCTATTGCTTCGCAAATTTTCGGGTAAGGGCTGAGATTGGATGTGACGGTATCAAAGGACGGTCTGGTCATGGCGAAATCCGACGATCTGGAGAAGACTAGACGATTGATGGGAGCGCTCGTGCGTATGAAGCCAAAGCCGCACGAGGAAATGAAGGTTGGGAAGAAAAAGAAACAGGCCGCCTCGAAGCAGAAAAAGAGAAAATCTTGAATCTTTTTCTTCGCGAATCACTTACAGAAAAACGGCGGGCCGGGGTTGAGCCGGACACCGCCGTAAAACTTACGGGTTACTTAGAACCCTTGGGTTTTTTAACGGTTTCGACGACATGAGTGCTGGGTTTCCCCTGCGCCGTCTTGACCGTGGTGAAGCGCCCATTGATAGCGCTACGACCGATACGTGCCATTCTAAACACCTCCTTTCCGGGCCGCAGCCCTTGCCAATAGCTGGACACGCGGAGGTGTGGCGTCGCGAATCGGACACGCGGGTTGAATCGATCAGAAAAGCACAACTAACGCGAGTCTTTTTGGCGCCGTTTCCACGCCAAAAACCTCCGTTTAGCCTGCTTGGGGTGGCTGATCTTAGTTAGTTGGCCGGTACGTCAGGCGCTTACCCTCGATACCCTTGAGAGCATTTGCCGTCCGTTCCCCATCGGTAACGCCAAGGGATGAGCGGTTATTGTAGCGGAAATCAAACTCCGCCAGATAGCGCTTCAAATGCGCTTCGCTGACGTGGTGATAAACGCCATTGATGCCACGCTTGAGAACCGAGAAGTAGCCCTCGACGGTGTTTGAATGGGCATCGCCACGAACGTACTCGCCAATGCCGTGATCGACCATTGCGTGGCGTTCGAACTCTTTGCCGACGCCCATATAGCCGCCTGCGGTATCAGTCATTAGCGTCGATTTGCGGCTGACGTGAGCGGTCAGGATAGGCCGCAGCGTCTTGCCGCTGATGTTTGCAATGTGATGTGAGCGGGCTTTGCCTTCGCGTTCAACCAGTGTGTGGACAATCTGCTTGCCCATGCCGCCAATCTTCTTGCTGTCGCGTTTGTTGCGATGCTTGTTGGCTTCTTTGCCACCAACATACGTTGTATCGGCCTCGACGATCTTGCCAGAGCCGCCCAGAGCTCCGGGATTGAGATCGGCCATAGCTTCCCGAAGCCGGTGCATCATGAACCAAGCGGTCTTGTACGTGACGCCAATGGTGCGGTGGATCTGATGCGCGCTGATACCCTTCTTGCTTGAATTGAGCAGGTGAGCAGCTAGCCACCACTTGGTCAAAGGGACCTTGGAGCGCTCGAACACCGTGCCAACCGTGACCGTGAACTGGCCTTTGCAATCGTTGCAATAGTACAGGCCGGGACGATGTGACTGCTTCTTACCTTCGACCTTGGCAATCTTCTCCTGATCGGAGTTGCCGCAGTGAGGGCAAAAGGGACCATCGGGCCAACGCAGAGCCTCAAGGGCTTCGCGGGCCTTGTCTTCGTCTTGGAACATTTGGGCTTTGAACGTCATGATCTTGGTCCCCAATGTCCGTGTTATCGGCCATCAGGTCACTTTTGTCAAGTATATAATTCCCCCGGGAAACTGGCTGCGGGCTTTTTCGTGAGGTCAACGAGGAAAGGTTGAAACTATGCACCCGACAGAAGAGCGTGATGATGGAGCCGCGGCCGCCACGATGGAAATGCCGCGCTATGTGAGCCACAAGAAGGTTTGGGCGCTGGAGATCAAGGATGTCACCGATTTCCGGCTGCACTTCAAGGAAGAAGGCTACGCCTCCATTCCGAGGGATGAGGCCATGTTTTCTCGCTATACGCCAGTGCCGGGCGACTTCTACGTGGTCTACGCAGACGGCTACAAGTCATTCAGTCCGCGCAAGGCCTTCCTCGAAGGATATAGACCGGCTGAGCGAGGCGATTAGTCTCAATGCCCTGCTCAACCTGCCACGGAACAAACTGGGTATGTGAAACCCATCCCGACAAGCCATCAAGAACGCATTGGGAAAGATCATCGTCCGGCTGGACAGGATCGAAGGCAAGTAACGTGCTGCTGACAACAAACCAGTTGTGGGTTCTGCTGTTCGCCTTACAGGCCATCCTGTGGCTTGGAGCGGCCGGTGTGTTTGGGTAGGGATCGAAGGCAAACCTTGAAATCAATCAAGATCAATCACAATGGCACACGGCGGTAAGAGGGAAGGCGCTGGACGCAAGCCCGGGGCCATTACGAAGCGCACCCGTGAGGTGGCAGAGCGTGCCCTTACGGAAGGCAAGTCTCCGCTGGAGATCATGCTGGACAACATGAGGCACTTTCAACAGGTGGCGCTTGATGCTGAGGCTGTGATCGAGGGGATGAATGAAGGCCAGGTTGCCTCCCTTGGCCAGTCTCATGAAGAGCAATTCAAGGCGCTGTTGGCGAAGGTCAAGCAGGCCGCCGGTTTGCGCGTGATGGCTCATGAATGCGCTCGGGATGCGGCCGGATACATGCATGCCAAGCTCAGTGCGGTCACCTTGGCTGGTGATCCTGAGAACCCGATCACCTTCGCTGACCTATCCGACACGGAAGCCGCAAGACGGATAGCATTTACGCTGGCTAAGGCTGTTCAGCCGGAGACGAAGCACTAGCAGCCGTCGCACTTTACATAAATGCTGGTCATCTCGCGCTTCCTGATTTGAAGCGCAAATCCTATCACAACGCGCGATTCAGCGCACGCAATATCAGCCGCCTCCGGGCGGTTTTGTCGTTTGGAGGTCACCATGAGCTTCTTGAATCCAGACCAAAAACCCGCCGATCTGACCTTGCGCCAGTGGTGCCTCGTGCTCGCGGCTGACAAGATCCCGCATGAGAACGCGGATGATGTTGTCAAAGCCGCCCGGACCTTTGAAGCCTACCTGATCGAGAAGCCGGGGGCATAACATGGCAACCTGTCAGGTTTGGGAATACTACGCCTCCGGCAACAACCGGAACCAGGTGGCGAAGCTTCCCGGCAAAGCGCCGCAGAATGTCACGATTAGTTCGACGCATGCGGAGACCGCCAGCGCGCTCGATAATGCAACGATCGGCGTTCGTCTTCTGACCGATACCGACTGCTGGTTCAAGCTCTACAAGTCCGGCGCTGCCAGCCCCATGGGGGACGTTGCCACGGCCGCCAACGGTATCAAGCTTCTCGCCAGTTCGCCTGAGTATTTCGACGTGCCGCTGGCGGCCGGCGTCTCAATCTCGATCATCACCGCGTAAGGGGCATTCCGCCCACCTCCACCAGCAATAGCAACAAGCACGCATAGGAGATTACAATGCCAGAAGTACTTCATTCGCTCTACGGTCGAAAGCTCGGACTCAGCGCGGGCGGCCGGCTCCTTCTCGATCCCGCTGGCCGTGGAGGTGGTGCTGCCGGCATCCTTCTGCCGAATACCAATGCTGGTCCGTCCACCGCGCTTACTACGTTCACGGCGCAGCGGGCCTTCGATACCTATACGACTATCCCGGCGAATACGCTGGAAGTCGGCTCGGTCATCCGAATCCGTTATCAGGGCATTCAGACTGCCGTTAACGGCACGGATACCAGCCAGTTCATCTTGAATATCGGCAGCACTCTTGCGGCCTCAACGCTGGCTGTTACCAGCGGCACGGCGTTGACCACTTCGACCGCGGCGGCGGGCATCGTCAACGAAATTTTCCACGGCGAATACGAGCTACAGGTCCGCACTGTCGGCTCATCTGGAACGATGGTCGGCGTCGGCATCTTTAAGAAGGTTCCGAACGTCGAGGCGACGTATGCCGCCGTTGACGATATCCTGGCGTCGACCACCATCGATACCACAATCGACCAGATCGTCTGCGTGGGCTGCGTCTATGGCGCATCTTCCGCCTCGAACTCCTGCCGCCTCGACTTCTTCCGGGTGATTGTGCATTAAACGGAGGTTAATATGCGGGCATTTGTCTCGATCGGTCTGATTGATGATGCTGGCGGAGTTCCGGTTGTCCCAGTTTGGGGACGGTTTTGGGACGGCGCCAGCAATTTGTTTTCCTTCACTCGGTCCATCCCGCTTGGTGTGACCGATGTAGAAGACGACATTAGGAAGGCCATCATCGACGATCTGGTTTCGTATCTCAGCGGCTTTGGCCTTACGAGATCCGACGTAGTATTCATAAGCTAATTGCTTGGCCCTCACGCTCCTTGAGGAAATCACCCAGAAGCTTGGGGGCCTATCGCCTGAAGACAAGAAGGCCGTTGTAGCGGACGCGGTTGCCGCAACGGCCAAGTACAAGTGGATTCCATCACCGGGACCTCAAACGCAGGCGTACTTCAGTCTGGCGGATTGCCTGCTCTACGGCGGGGAGCCTGGAGGGGGGAAAAGCCAACTTCTTCTTGGGCTTGCGTTCAACTGCCACCAGCGTTCGCTCATCATGCGCCGGCAGTATGGCGACCTTGATCGGCTGATAGAAGACGCGCTGAAGATCCACGGAAGCAGGGATGGTTTCAACGGCTCCCCGCCGCCACGGCTACGTATTGACGACGAGAAGGTTATCAACTTCCGCGCCGCCCAGCGGATAGGAGACGAGCAGGGCACGATGGGGCAAGGCCGGGACCTTCTCGGCCTGGACGAGGCGACGCACTTCGCGGAATCTCAGGTCCGGTTCCTGATGGGCTGGGTTCGGTCGGAGGACCCCAACCAGCGCTGCCGTACCGTTCTGGCGACCAATCCGCCGCTCACCGCCGAAGGGCTGTGGGTGATCAAGATGTTTGCGCCCTGGCTGGATCCTAACTATCCGAATCCTGCCAAGCCCGGCGAGCTCCGGTGGGTAGTTTCAGACGAGGATGGTCTAGACGAGTGGGTCAACGGGCCCGACGATGTTCGGATCGTCAACGGCAAGGTTATCCGTCCGACCTCACGGACTTACATTCCGTCCTCGGTCAAGGATAACCCGTACTACGCGGCGAGCGATTACGAACGGCAGCTCGATGCACTGCCGGAGCCCTATCGCTCCTTGCTGATGGGCGGCTTCAAGACTGCGTTCAAGGACGCGGACTTTCAGGTTATCCCGACAGCTTGGATTACTGCGGCTCAGGAGCGATGGAAGCCGGACGGCTACAAAGAATACGCCATGACGGCGATGGCCTACGATCCGGCGGACGGCGGACGGGACTCGGCCGAACTGTGCTGGCGCTACGGCGGCTGGTACGCGCCGTTTGTTTCGGAAAAGGGCAGTACGACCTCGGATCCTGCGTTTGCGTTCGCCAACATCATGGCAAAGCGGCAGGACAATGCCCCTGTCGTAGTTGACGTCGGCGGCGGCTACGGCGGCAAGATCACACTTCGCCTGGACGACAACAAGATACCGTTCAAGAAATTCAACGGAGCCGGAAGGTCTGGCGAGCGCTCAAGGGGCAGCAATATCCCTTATGCCAACGAACGGGCGGCGGCCTACTTCAAGTTCCGCGATGAGTTGGACCCGGGTCAGGTTGGCGGCTCGGTCATCGCATTACCGCCTGACCCGGAGCTGAAGGCCGATCTCGCTGCGGTTTGTTACGATGCCCATGCGCTGCAGGTGCGCGGCGTCTATCAGATCGAGAGCAAGGAAGACATCCGCAAGCGCCTTGGCCGATCGACGGGCAAGGGAGATTCCGCCGTGATGTGCTTGAGTGGAGGAGAGGCTGCGATAAAGCGGGCCAAGAACAGGTCCACTCCATTGCAGACCAGATCTAATGTTGGATATTCGCACATGAAGAGGCGCTGATGGGTAACCCGTTCTCCAGTCCGACCGTTGTTCAACAGGCGGCCCCGACTCCCAAGCCGCCGGCCACAATGCCTGACGTAGATTCCGAGGGTGTGAGAGAGGCCCGCCGCAAGGCGCAGCTCGACATCATGGGCCGGGCCGGCCGGCAATCAACTATCCTGACCGCGCCGAAGGACCGTCTCGCAGACTATACCTCAAGAGCGCTGGGCGCCGGCTGATGGCGGTTTCCAAGTCCCGCGTCAAGGATTTGATCGCGCAGGGCGATAAGCTGTTTTCGAAGAAGCGGCCGTTTGACTCGCTGTGTCAGACTTTTGCCGAGAACTTCTTCCCGATCCGGGCCGACTTCACGACGCAACGCTCTTTGGGTGACGAGTTTGCCTCCAACCTGATGACGGGCCGGCCGGTGCTGGCGCATCGCGACCTCGGCAACGCGCTGTCATCCATGCTGCGGCCCCGGGGAACGTCGTGGTTCCATGCCCGGACAGGGGATGAGGACATCAACAACGACGCGTCGTCAAAGCAGTGGCTGGACGCCAAGTCCGATGTGATGCGCCGTGCGATGTACGACCAGCACTCGGGGTTCGTCCGCGCGACCAAGCAGGGCGACAACGACTTCGTGGCGTTCGGCCAGACCGTGATCTCGGTCGACCCGAACAGGTATCTTGACGGCATCCTCTATCGGAACTGGCACCTCAAGGACGTGGCCTGGTGCGAGAATGCGGAGCTGATCATCGATCTCGTCCATCGGAACTGGCAGCTCGAAGCCCGCTCCCTGGTAAAACTGTTTCCGGACAAGGTAGCGGCCGCCGTTCGCAAGATGGTCCGCGACGAGCCTTATCGTGAAATCAAGTGCCGGCACATCATCATTCCGGAGGATGAATACGATCTCTCGGTCGAGAAGAAGGGCAGTCGGAACCGTCTCCCGTTCACCTCGATCTATATCGATTGTGAAAACGACACGATCCTCGAAGAGGTGCCGGCCAAGCGCTCGAACTACGTGATACCCCGCTGGGTGACGGTTTCCGGGTCTCAGTATGCCTATTCGCCCGCCACGGTGGTTTCCCTGCCGGACGCGCGGCTGCTCCAGCAGATGACGCTGACGCTGCTGGAGGCCGGGCAGAAGGCGGTTGACCCGCCGCTGAAAGCCACCGCGGAAGCCATTCAGGGTGGCGTCAACACGTTTGCCGGCGGCATTACCTGGGTGGATGCCGAGTACGACGAGAAGATGGGCGCGGCTCTGGAGCGGCTTATGGACCGCCCCGGCGAGCTGAACTGGGGCGACGCACGGGAAGAGAAGATCGAGCGCATGATCTCGGAGGCGTTCTTCCTCAACGTGATCAACCTCCCCGAGGCGCAAGGCGGTGACAAGATGACCGCCTACGAGACACAGGAGCGCGTCAAGGAATACATCCGCCGCGCGTTGCCGCTGTTCGAGCCGATGGAAGTCGAGTACAATGGCGGGCTGTGCGAGCAGACATGGAACGTCGCCATGGATCTCGGCATGTTCGGCTCGTTCGAGGACATGCCGGACGCGCTCCGCGGCCACGAGATCAACTGGCAGTTCGAGAGCCCGCTGCAGGAAGCCAACAGCCGGGCCAAGTCGCTCGCGTTCCGGGAGACCGCAGAATTGATGGCGATTGCCGCTCAGATGGATCCAGGAACAAGGTTCGATGTCGATATCGACAAGGCCTTCCGTCAGGCGCTGGGTGGAGTCGCCCCGGCCGATTGGGAAGTTCCGAAAGAGATTGCCGACAACGCCAAGGCGCAGCAGGCGCAGATTGACCGCGCGGCACAGGCGGCTCAGGCCATGTCGATGGGTGCCGACGTGGCAACGAAGGTTGGTGGCGCGGTGCAGACCATGGGCGATGCGGCGCAGTCCGTGCAGGCAGCGCAGGGAGTTGCGGCGTGAGCCATCTGAATCTTATCCGGCAGTTCAACTCGCCGAAATTCAGGTACGATACTCAGGCTGTGGTAGCGGCACTCGCCGATGCTGAACGACGGTCGTCAGCGCTGGCGTTGCTCGGTGAGATAATCAACCAAATGCAGGCCGAGCTCGACCGGGGCTCTGCGGCGCTTGAAGCCGCGCAGCAGCAGAACACAAAGCGGTTTGCGACCGTGGAATCGTTCCGGGCGCGGATCGCTGGCGGTGAAGTTGAGGTTGAGGCGCCATTGGCCCGGATGCTTGCCATCATCGAGACCGTGCAGGCGGAGCATGAGGAACTGAAGCGCAGCGAGGAAAGCGCGCGGGAATTCCTCGAAGGTTTGCGGGCTGCGCATAAGGCGGCTGAAGTTTGAAAAAACCAACCGTCCAACCATGGCACCCTGCGCCCTACGAAGACCCAGACGTCTACGCCATCAAAGCCCTGCAAGCCGGTGTAGCCAGTGCAGACCAGCAGAAGCGAGCGCTGGGCTGGATCGTCAACACGCTGTGCGGAACTTACGACCAGCCTTATCGCCCGGGTGAGGGCGGCGACCGCGATACGGTGTTCGCCTGCGCCAAGATGCACGTGGGCCAGCAGATCGTGAAAATGACGAAAATCATTCTGAAATAACCACATGGTGTCTAATGACTGCTAAGCGGTACTTTACTGACCACGTTCACTATTTCAATTACCAGACCGGCCGGCCGCGTTTTCACTTTGATGAGAACGCCGCCGGCGCTGGAGCCGGTGCGGACGCTGGGGCTGACAAGGATAAGGGCGCCGATGCCGGCGCTGACAAAGGCGCGGACGATAAGGGAACCATTCTCGACGGTGCCGACAAGGGCGGCGCTGACGACAAGGGCTCGGCCGATAAAGGCGCAGACAAGGGCGACGGCAAGGCCGAACCCGACTGGCGCTCCCGCATGGCCGGCGATGATGCCGCCTTCCTGAAGCGCCTCGCCCGCTTCCCGGATGAGGCGACCTTCGCCAAGTCGTTCCGCTCGCTGGAACAGAAACTCTCGTCCGGCGAGTACAAGAAACCGCTGGCCGAGAATGCGACGGACGAAGAGAAGGCGACATGGCGCAAGGAAAACGGCCTGCCCGACAAGGCAGAGGGCTACGTCGAGAAGCTGGCGTTGCCGAACGGCCTTGTCATCGGCGAGGCCGAAAAGCCGATCGTGGCCGAGCTCGCCGCAGTGGCCCACGAAAGCAACCTCGATCCGAAGGCCTTCAACGGCCTTGTGTCGAAATACTACGAGATCCAGGACAAGCAGCGTCAGGCTCAGGAAGACGCCGACGTGGCCTTCAAGCTCGAATCCGAAGACGCGCTGCGCAAGGACTGGCAGGGCCCGGACTTCCGCCGCAACCTGACCGCGGTGAGCAACCTGATGGCGACATGGCCGGAAGGTCTGGCTGCCTCTGTGCTGGCCGGCCGCGACCCGAACGGCCGCAAGCTCGGCGACAACCCGGCGTTCATCCGCCAGCTCGCGGCGCTTGCGATCGAACTCAACCCGGCCGCAACGCTCGTTCCCGCCGGCACGACCGACCCGGGCAAGAACGTGCAGGCGCGACTGGAGGAAATCCGGACGCTGCGGCGGAACGATCCTTCGGCTTATGAGGCCGACAAGAAGATGCAGGCCGAAGAGCTTGAACTGATCGATGCCAATCTGAAAATGGAAAAGCGCGGCACTCGCGCTGCCTGATGGATCATTATCACGTCATCCCGCTCAACGATTTGCGCGAGCACAGTAGCGACAGCGACAAGCCATGCTGGTGCAGGCCGCACGAAGAGGATGGCGTAATCGTCCACAATAGTATGGACGGTCGAGAGCAATTTGAGACCGGCGAAAGGAAGCCGTCATAACCAATCAGCTCCAGCGTCGGAGCCGGGACAACCCGCAAGGCCCCCGATAGAGACGCGCACGCGCCAAAGGAAAGCCCCGTTTCAACCGAGCCCGGCGCCGCAAGGCCAACCCGGACACGGAACGCATTCGGACAACCTGGACAGAGGCACTCCCAAAACGAAAGGAAATTCTGAAAGGGACAATCCATGTCCATTGAAGCAGCTCAGGTCCAGTATCGACAGGCGTTCATCGACCAGTTCGAGGGCCGGGCCTCCATCTTCCGCACCATGGCGACCAAGGAAACCGTTCTCAAGGGCAATACCGCGACCTTCCTGGTCGCCGGCTCCGGAACGGATACCGCGGTCACCCGCGGCACCAACGGCCAGATCCCCTACGGCAACCCGACCAACACGCAGGTTTCTGCGACGCTGGTCGAGAAGCACGCGCCGTATGAACTGACCGGGTTCAACGTGTTCGCCTCGCAGGGCGATCAGAAGGCCATCATGCGCAAGGCCTCGATGAGCGTCATCAACCGCGACATCGATCTCGTGTGCCTGGCGGAACTGGCCAATGCGACCATCGATACCGGCGCCTACGCAACGGCGTCCGTCGCGATGGTGGAAAAGGCCAAGGCCTACCTCGGCAACAACGATATCCCCGTCGAGGAAGAGGACAACATGTTCGCGGTTGTGTCGGCAGGCTTCATGGCCTACCTGCGCCAGACCACGGAATTCGCATCCTCCGACTATGTGGATGTCAAGCCGATGGTCGGCCCGACCCGCAAGATGCTGCGCTGGGCCGGCGTCAACTGGGCGCAGTCCGCCCGGGTAACCGGCGTCGGCACGGCTACCGAGCTTTGCTACATGTTCCACCGTGATGCCTTCGGCTACGCGGTGAACATCGGCGAGGACTCGATTCACATCGGGTACGACGAGAAGCAGGATATTTCGTGGTCGCGCGCCACGATTTTCCACGGCCCGAAGATCCTCCAGAACACCGGCATCGTTCAATTGAAACATGACGGTTCTGCGTTCAACCTGTCGTAAGGAGAACTGACACATGGCTTACGTTGCTGACAATCTTTGGCTTGGCATCAACCCTGTTGGTGCGCAGGCTTACCCCCGCGTGTTTTACTACTACGACGCGGCGGCCGAGAGCGATGCCACCCTCGTTGGCGCGTCGTTCTTCTCTGACGGCGCCTCCAAGGGCATGCGCAAGGGCGACCTTCTCCTGGTCGTTCAGGTTGCCACCCCGAAGGGCAAGCAATACCAAGTCCTGTCCACGTCCGGCGCTGCCGCGACCGTGCAGGCCATGGCCGCGATCACCTAACGACTGCAGGCCGGCGGTAATCGTGCCGCCGGCCCCTTCTCTCCAAAGGCAACCCATGACCGAAACTCCCATTCCGAAATTCAAGTCCAACGACTTCGGCGTCGCGTCGTTCAAGCGCAACGAATGGCATCTGACGCTGACCGAGGCCCACACCATGGAGCACGTCTCCAATCCGAGGCTGTGGGGCGACATCCTCGGCCGGGTGACGCGCGGCGACGTGGTGGAAGCGTTCAAGCCCGACAGCGGCGAGTGGGCGCGGTTCATCGTGACCGAGGCCGGCCCCGGCTTCATCAAGATCGGCAAGACCGAATCCTTCACCCCGGAAACCGTGGTCGAGCCCGACGACACCGGCCTTGAAACCAAGTGGAACGTCGGCAAGCGCGCGTTCGACGTGATCCGCTCGGCCGACAAGTTCGTGATGAAGGGCGGCTTCCAGACCAAGGCCAGCGCGGTCGAGTGGATGGCCGATCATCAGAAGAAGGTCGCGGCGTAAATGTCGTATAGCGGCGGGAAAATCGGGGTCTACAATGGTGCCCTTCTTATTCTCGGAGAGCGGAAGCTATCTTCTCTGTCTGAAGCCAGGGAGCCCCGCCGCGCGCTGGATGATGCTTACGACAGCGCGCTCGAATACGGCCTGAGCCGGGGCTTCTGGAACTTCGCCATGCGTGCGATCCAGGCTGACAGTTCGGCCAGCGTCACCCCGACATTCGGCTTTACCTACGCCTTCACCAAGCCTTCCGACTTCGTGCGGCTGTACAATTTCGGATCGACTGAGACATTCGATCCGCCCCTGATGGCCGTGGTCGACGAGCCGAATTACTGGTACGCCAACTGTGACCCGCTCTATGTGAAATACGTCTCCAACGACAGTGCCTATGGTGGCGATCTCTCGATCTGGTCGGAGGCCTACGCCGACTACATCATGAACCGGCTGGCGGTGAAAACCTGCAAGCGGATCACCGGCAAGGCGCCGGATGCGGACATGTTCGCGGTCGAAAAGCGAGCGCTCGCCGTCGCCCGCTCGGAAGATGCGATGGACGAGCCGCCCGGCTTCCCGCCAAGAGGTTCGTGGGTCAATTCGCGGCGCGGCTCATTTTCTGATCGAAGCCTGATCCGATAGATGGGCAAAACCAACGCGGCACTGCTCAGCTTCAACCGCGGTGAATGTTCACGCTATGCCCTGGCGCGCGTCGATGTGGAGCGGATGCGCCTGTCGGCGGAAGAACAGGTCAACTGGCAACCATGGGTTCTCGGCCCGATGATGCTGCGGCCGGGCCTGCAATATATCGGCGGCATCAACGATGATCTGACCTGTCGGCTGTTGCCGTTCATTTTCTCGAACAGCGATGTTGCGCTGCTTGAATTGACGGATTCGGTTCTCCGGGTCTGGACGGTGACCGATACCGCTGAAACGCTCGTGACCCGGCCCTCTGTTTCTACCGTGGTCACCAATGGAAACTTCTCCAGTTCCACGGGCTGGACGCTGACCGCAACCGGCTCCGGATCGATCGCGAGCATCACTGCAGGCTCGCTGGTTCTGCAAATGCCGGTAGCTGGCGGCGTGGCGCGGGCCCAAAGAACGGTTACCGTGTCCGCTCCGGATCAGAACGTTCGGCACGCCTTTCGTATCGAAGTCACTTCAGGGCCGGTTTTGTTCAAGGCCGGGACGACCGCGGGAGGCGGGGAATACATCGCGCAAAGCACGCTGGAAACCGGGACGCATTCGCTATCATTTGTTCCAACAGGCGCCACCGTTCATATCCAGCTCGAAACCATCACCGCGCAGGTCAAGACGGTTGACTCGATCGCGATCGAAGCTGCCGGCGCAATGGAGCTGGCCACGAGCTGGGACGCGGCCGACCTGCCGTACCTTCGCTTTACGCAATCCGGCGATATCGTCTACGTTGCGTGTCAGGGGCAGCGACAGCGACAAATCGAGCGGCGCGGCACCTACTCATGGTCCGTGGTGCTGTACAAGGCCAACAACGGCCCGTTCCAGGCGCCCAACGCGACCGATATCACGATCGCGTCTTCGGCCCTGAACGGCAACGCGACCCTTACCGCAAGCCGGCCGCTTTTCTCGGCGGATCACGTCGGCTGCTTGTTCAAGATAGTCTCCAGCGGGCAGATCACGAACGATGCGATTGCCGGAGACCCACTGTACGGATCAGCCATCCGGGTAACCGGCGTCGGCGATGCCAGGATTTTCAATTACGCGATTTCCGGAACGTGGACGGGAACGCTCACCATGCAGCGGTCGCTGGTTTCGGAATCGTCAGGCTTTGTCGATATTGCAACGTTCTCCGGGAATGCTTCCGATATCAGTAATGACCATCTGGATAATTCCATCGTCTGGTATCGCATCGGGTTCAATTCCGGCGGGCATTCGAGCGGAACCGCAAATATTTCGCTGACCTATACGGGCGGCGGCGGCACCGGAATCAGCCGGGTCTACAGCTACACGTCGCCAACGGCGGTGGATGTTGAGATCCTGACCCCTTTCACGGGCATAACGGCGACCGTAAACTGGAGCGAGGGCGACTGGTCGGATGTCGTTGGCTGGCCGTCTTCTCTCGCCTTTCACGATGGCCGGATGTGGTTCGGAGGCCGCGACAAGATTTGGGGATCGGTTTCCGACAACTACACCAGCTTCGACGACAGCGTGGAGGGCGATTCCGGGCCGATCAATCGCTCGGTCGGGTTCGGCCCCGTCGATACCATCAACTGGCTGCTCCCTCTTGGAAGGCTGATTGTCGGCCGGCAGGGTGCGGAGACTTCGGTTCGCTCGGGCAGCTTTGACGAGCCGCTGACGCCGACGAACTTTACGCTGAAGGATTGTTCGACGCAGGGCTCTGCCGCGGTCGGCGCGGTCAAGATCGATACCCGCGGCGTATTCGTGCAGCAGTCCAACCGTCGCGTCTTTGAACTTTCGTTTTCGTCCGAAGGGCAGGATTATAACGCCCACGACCTGACGCGACTCAATCCCGATATCGGGGAAGAGGGTTTTGTCGATCTGGCCGTGCAGCGACAGCCCGATACCCAACTGCATTTCATCCGGGGTGACGGGCAGGTGGCGGCGCTTTTGCATGATGCGGAAGATCAGGTGGAATCCTGGTGGCGGGTCGATACGCCCGGCGCTGATGGTGTGGTCGAATCCGTCGCTGTCCTGCCGGGCCAACTGGAAAACCGGGTCTATTACTCGGTCAAGCGCACCATTGGCGGTTCGACAAAGCGGTTTCTGGAAAAGCTGACGCGGCGCGACCAGTCTTATGGATTGCCAGAAGCAAGGCTGGCCGATTGCCATATCTACTACTCCGGGGTTGCGGCCACCACGATTCCCGGTCTTTTGCATCTTGAAGGTGAGGAAGTCGTGGTCTGGGGCTGGAATACGGAAACACCGTTCACGGCGACGCTGCCGGATGGATCGATCGCCACGACGGGGCGGGATTTTGGAACGTTCACCGTGTCAGGCGGGCAGGTCGTCGGCTTAAGCGATGCTGTGACGGACGCCGTGGTCGGGCTCGGTTATGAAGCCACGTTCAAATCGTCAAAGCTCGCCTATGCGGCGCAGATGGGAACGGCGCTGAACCAGGAGAAAAAGGTTGACCGGATCGGGCTGATCCTCGCCAACACCCACGCACAGGGCCTCGAATACGGGCAGTCGTTTGCGCTCATGGATCCGCTTCCGATGGTGGAAGACGGTGCTGACGTGGATCAAAACACGGTCTGGGCCGAGTTCGATGAGCCCATGATGACGCTTCCCGGCGACTGGGGAACCGATGCGCGGCTATGCTTGCGGGCGACCGCACCGCGTCCGTGCATGGTGCTGGCGGCGGTGGTCGGTGTCACAACCAACGAGTGAGAAAATCGTCATCCGGCCGGCCACCCGCGCCGATATCGACGCCATGATCGACGAGAAGCTGCCGTGGCGAGTCCGGGCGTGGGCGGTTGAGAAGGGCGATGAACTGCTCGGGATAGGTGGTTTCGCCTACCAGCCAAACGACACGATCGCGGCCTTTGTGCTGAAGAAGCCGGGCGCCGAGAAATACGCCGTTTCGCTGCACCGCGCCGGGCTGATGGCGATGCGCGAGGCTAAGCGACTGGGATACCGCCGGATTGTCGCCCTGGCCGAACAGACGAACGAAGCCGCCGAGCGCTGGCTTATCAGATTGGGATTTAAGCTGGTCATGGTCGATCGCGAGAAGGCGTGGGTTTGGGAGGCGTCTAACTGATGTGGGCCGCCTATCGCCATTTCCTAGGGCATGTTGCCGTACATGATCCCGTGACGATGACGGTCGCAACCGTGGCCGGCGGGGCGTTGTCGGCCGCCGGAACGCTCATGGGCGGGAGTGCTGCGGCCGATGCCGGTCAACGGCAGCAACAGGCGCAATACTTCAAGGCGGCACAGGAAGAGCAGGCCGCTCAGGAGAGCAGGGCGGCCTCACAGCGCGTTTCCATGGACAAGGAGCGCGAGGGGCGGCTGCTCAATTCCAAGCTGCAGGCGAACGCCGCGGCGGGCGGTGGCGGTGCGGCCGACCCGACCATCCTTAACCTGGCCGGCGGCATCGCGGGCCGCAGTGAATTCGAGTCGCTTTTGGAAATGTACAAGGGTGAAAATCGCGCGCGAGGGCTGGAAGATTCGGCGGTTGGTTCCCGGTTATCGGGTGACGCTGCCAAGGCTGAGGGCGAGGCCAAGAAAAACGCCTCCTACTTCTCGGCGGCTGGAACGCTGATCGGCTCGGCCGGGTCTGCGTTCAAGACCTACAAGGGCATTCCATCCGGACGTTCTCTAGACCAGATGGCCTACGGATAAATGGCCCGTCTTCCGGACGAAACGGCGCTCGGCGGGATTTCAAATCCCAGTTCCGGCAGACAGATTGCGACCTATGACACAACCGGCTACGCGCGCGGCGCGGCGGCACTCGCTGGCGGCGTTAGCGATATTGGTAAGGGTGTTTCCTCAGCGTCAAAGGATATTGGTGCTGCGCTGACCCATGAGCGGGCTGTTGACGACAAGCTGGAAGTCGCCAGAGCCCGCGCAGATTTCCTGACCAAGAAGATTGAACTGGATGGGTCGGTCAGGGACGATCAGGATTACGAGACGCTGCAGGAGCGCTATAATACCAAGTTGGGCGAAATCCGCACGGGCTCTACAAGCCTGATCAGCAACCCAAAGACGCGGGAACTGTTCGACCTTTCGATTGCGGATGACGTCGCAAAAGCCTCTCAGGGTGCGGCGCTACAGTCTAATAAAATCTGGAAGGATAAGACGCTCGCCGACTCGACTGAACGTCTTGAGAACATTCGTCAAGCGGCGCTCAAGACCAACGATCCCGAAGAGCGGATGAAGCTGATCGACAGCGGCAACCAGCTTATTTCCTCGTTGGCTGAAAAGAACGTGACGACGGCCGCAGATGCTGCTTCGGCCAAGAAGAAGTGGACGCAGGATTACGCCTACGGCGCGATTGGGCTGTTGCCTGCCGCTGAGCGGGTGGCTGTGCTGGATGGCTACGAAGGGGCACTGAAGAAACAGGAATCGGGCGGCAACCCGGGCAAGGTCAACCCGCTCGGCTATGCCGGCCTCTATCAGTTCGGTGCCCCGCGCCTGGCCGATATGGGTGTGTATACGCCGGGGCCGGGCGAATCCTTGAAGGGCTGGTCAGAAACGGCGGCCAACGCGCCCGGTAAATGGACCGGCACGTTCAACATTCCAGGCCGGCCGGATATCAAGACACTGAAGGACTTCCTCGCCAACCCCAGCGCGCAGGAAGAGGCGTTCCAGATCCACACCCAAAAGATGGATCAGGAAATCAAGAGCAACGGATTCGATAAATACATCGGCAAGGAAGTCGGCGGCACGGTGATTACCCGTGAAGGCCTGCACGCCATGATGCACCTCGGCGGGGTTGGCGGTGCGCGGCGAACGTTGGAAAGCGACGGCAAGGATTCGCCAAAGGACGCGAACGGAACGTCTGTTCTGAGTTATGCTCGCTTTGGTAATCAGAGCGGATTGTCAAAGGTTGCCTCTCTGCTGCCGGAGGACACCCGCGCCAAGATGCGGATGGACTCGCAGAACGAGGTTGATCGGTCCACGGTCAAGGCGGCGATGGCGCAATCCGAAGTTCATGACCGCGCTATTACGGACGCCGCGGCGGGGATTTCACCGCTGCCGCCGCGCTCCTCGATCACAGACGATCCGGCGCTCGATGAGCCGCACCGCAATACGCTTTTGAAGCAGTACGATTCCGCGGCCGGCGATGTTGTGAAGTTTGAGCGGGCGGTTGCCAAATTTCGCGACCATAATGCGGGAACATTCAACGCATTCGATAAGGACGACCGCGACAACAGCGACAAGATTTACAAGGTGCTGGGCGGCGATGTTCCGGCGCTTCAGGCGGTTGTCCAGCGAACCGGGATTGTTCCCAAGTCGGCTGTGGTCGATATGCGTGGCGGGCTTAGCTCGGCTGATCCGCAAAAGGTGGGTGCTTCACTGCAATTGGCGGCCAACCTGGTCGGCGGGGACAAGCCGGACATGTTCGCCGGCATAGAAGGCGGCAAGGAGCTATCAGAAGCAGGACTGGCGTTTCGACACTATGTCTACGATCGCGGCATGACAGCGGCGGATGCCACCAAGAAAATCATGGAAGAGCGGACGCCGGAGTACGAACAGAAGATCAAGGCGCGCATCAAATCCGAGGACGTGAACGCTATCGTCAAGAAGCAATTGAACGATGGGGATATACGGTCCGCATTTGATCCTAGCTTTCTGGGTCTGGCGCTGAACCCGCAACTAGCTTTCAGCCCGGAAACCCGCCAGCGCGCGATGGGCGATTACGAAGAAATCTTCCGCGAGAAGTTTGCGGCCAACGGCGACGTTTCCCTAAGCAAGAAGCTGGCACTGGAAGATATGAAGAAAACCTGGGGCGTCAGCACCATCAACGGCTCGAAAACCGTCATGAAGTATCCTCCGGAGCGGTCGCCGGTCTATGCCGGAATCGAAAACGCGAGCGAGCATATTGCGGCGCAGGCTGTTTCGGCGATCAAGGATTTGAATGGTGCTGATATCGATCGCTCGAAGATCCGACTGGATGAAGTCAAGAGCACCGGACAGCGCTACATGACCGGCCAGCCACCTACCTATGTTCTGAGCTACGTCGATAAGAACGGTCACGTCCAGACCATCCCAAAGCAATTCTACGCCGATCCGGTCCAGATGAGGGATACGCAGACTGCAGCAAGGGCTACGGAAGCGGCAAGGATACAGGAGCGGTTGGCACTTGAGGATGAACTTGGGTTGGCAGACCAGAAGCGCGCTCCGTTCGGGGTGTTCAACTAATGCCCTTCCTTGAGGATGACAGCACACTCAATCTTGGTGCTCGCCACGATGCCCCCAAAGGCTTCGCGGTGACCCCTGGCGCGTCCGATCTTGAAGACAACGGCGACAAGCCCGCATGGAATTGGGGCGCTGCATTCCGCCGCAACAACGAAATGGCGGCCCTTGCGTCGTCGGAGTCGATGTGGACCGGGAACGAGCCGGAGCCCGGCTTCAATCCATGGGAAAAGATCAAGGGCACCTCGGATGAGGTTAACTTCCGGCCGCTCTCGGAAGCGCGAAATCAGAACAAATTCGATGCCATCAAGGCTGATATTGCCCGCGAAAATGAGGACCGTAAACTGCTGGATTCGCAGCCGTGGTGGATGGGATTGTTGACGGAAGGTTCTGCCGGTGTCCTGAGCCCGACGACGCTAATCCCAGGCGGCTCCTTTGTGAAGGGCGCCAAGGGCGGCATTGCAGTGGCCAAGGCGGCTGCGTCCGTCGGCGCGGCTAACGCTATCGGCGCGGCTGCACAGGAAGCAGCTTTGCACGAGATAGAGCAAACCAGAACGGCCGGCGAGAGCGCTACCGCGGTCGGTGCGTCGCTGTTCTTGGGCGGCCTGCTCGGAGCGGGCGGGCAGGCGCTGTTGTCCAAGGCGGACTGGCAGAAGGGCGTCAAGGCTCTGGAAACAGACCTAGAGGCGCCGCGAACCGGACTCACGCCGGAAGCCGTTCTTGAGGCTGCCAACTCAAACAACCCGGCGCTGCGCTCGGTTGGCGCTGCCGCGAATACTGCGGCGGATCTGGCCGACAACACGATTGCGGGGCGCGCGGCTCAGGCCACTGCGGCGGCAACCGCGAAGCTCAACCCGTTGCTGCGTGCCCTGCATAGCCCTTCGGCGGCCTATCGCGAGATTGCAACCGATCTGGTTGAAAACCCGCTGTACCTGAAAAAGAACTTCGACGGCGTGGCATCTCAGCCCGCGGTAGAAACACTGATGAAGGAATACAACGGCGGGCTGGCCAAGGCGCTACAGGCTACCAACGACGCCTACCCGGAATTTGTGAAGGCGGGCGGGACGCTCGGCAAAGATGAGTTTCGCGAGGCGGTCGGTAAGGCCATGCGCCGCGGCGATACGGACGCTGATCCGGTCATTGCCAAGGTGGCTCAAGAGTACCGCGCCAAGGTGTTCGAGCCGCTGAAGAAACAGGCGATCGATGCCGGGCTTCTACCGAAAGATGTCTCGGTCGATACCGCGCAATCGTATTTCACGCGCATGTGGAATGGCCGGAAAATCTCTGCCGATGAGCAGGGGTTCAAGGGCATGGTGCAGGATTGGGTTGCGCAGAAGGCGCCTGAATGGGCGGATCAGTTCGACAAGACGGCCGAACGCAGGTTGAATCCGGTTCGGCAGGAAATCGCCGCGCACGAGATGGCGAAGCTGCGCCGGTCGGAAGAATTGAAACGGCGCTCCGACGTTGCCGATACGTCTGAAATGACGGAGGGCGATATCCGGCAGGCGTTGCGGATTGTACAGGGGGGCGCGGCCAAGCCGAAGGGCGTCGATACGCTCTCGCAGTTTGTGCTTAAGGCTGGCGGCCTTGTAGATGACGCAGGCGAACTCGCCCACCGCGGCATTACGAACAAGGCTCGTCCTGGCTTGATCCGCAAGGAGCGCAAGACGGCGCAAGGCGCGGGAGGCTGGACTCTGGATGATATGGCGCGGCACGCGTGGGAAAACGGCTACTTCCCAGAGCATAGCCAGCGGCCTTCGATCGATACCTTCGTTGAGGCGCTGAACGACGACTTCCACAAAATCCGGGCTGTGCTCAAGCATGGTGACGAGGATGCGTACAAGCTCAATGAGTTGGTCGCCCAAGTGGAAGCGGACCTGGCGCGGGCTGGTGTTGCAACCGATGGCAAGGCACCGCGGTTCTCCACATCGGAGGAAATGAAGGGGGCGGTTGAGCGGGTCTACAAGGCGCTGGACGCTGAAGCAGATCGCAAGATTGCCATTCTCAGGGATAAGCTCAAGGAGCGCGAGTCTGATATCCGAGTTGACCGGGAAAGCCGGTTCGTTGGTGATCCGAAAGAACTCGGCCGGTCTATAGCCGATGAGGTGTTTGACACGCTGACCGGGCGAACTGGCGGCGGGGTTCGGCCTGAACATATCACGATCAAGGCACGGGGGCCGTTGAAAGAGCGGACGTTCAACATTGAGGATCTATTCCAGTCCTCGAATGGCCGCGCGGTGGAAGACTATCTGGAACATGACGTTGAGCATGTGGCCCGCCGCTACACCCGGATTATGGGCGCCGACGTTGAACTGGCCCGCAAGTTCGGCTCGGTCGATATGGTCGATCAGATCGGCAAGATCCGGGAAGATTACAAAAATCTGCGCTCTGGTATCGCGGATGAGAAGCAACTGACAACGCTGGCCAAGCGCGAAAAGGACGATATCTCCGATCTGGAAGCTGTGCGCGACATGCTGCGCGGCACCAACCCGGGCTCTCCAGCGGACACCAATTATTCTCGCATCGTGCGGGCAGTGAACCACTTCAACTATCTGCGCTCAATGGGCGAGGTGGCAATAGCGTCTCTGACGGAAACCGTGCGGCCGGCAATGGTTCACGGGCTGATGCCGTACATGAGCGCGCTGGGCCAAACGCTGACGAACCTGAAGGGCTTCAAGGCCTCGGTGGCTGAAGCGCAGATCGCCGGCACGGTGACTGAGCGGGTGCTTGGTACTCGATTGGCTACGCTTTCCGAAATCATCGACCCTTATGCCTCGCGCGGTCCGGTGGAGGCGTTCCTTGAGAACATGACGAACATCGCATCGCGGTGGAATGGCATCCGGCTATTGACAGATATGCAGAAGTCCATTGCTGCGGTGATGACGCAAAACCGACTTCTCCAAGGAGCGTCCAGCTATGCGGAACTCGCGCCAAAGGAGAAGGCATACCTGGCTTATCTTGGTATCGATCAATCAATGGCTGAGCGGATCGGCAAGCAGTTTGCCGAGCACGGTGAGACGATTGATAAAGTCCACGTTGCCAATCAGGAAAAATGGACCGACGAAGTAGCGGCGCGGACATATCGCGCGGCGATCTCCAAGGACGTTGACTCGATCATTACGACCAAGGGCGTGGCGGATACGCCGCTGTTTGCCAATACCCCAACCGGGCGCGCGATGCTTCAGTTCAAGTCGTTCGCGCTGGCCTCGCATCAGCGGGTGCTGCTGCGGGGATTGCAGGAAGATCGGGCGCGCTTTGTCGGCGGGCTGATTGCCATGACGACGATCGGCATGATGGCCACATGGCTGAAGGCCGTATCAGGCAACCGAACGGAGAAGCTCCAGGACATTGGAAAGAACCCCGGCTGGTGGATCTCGGAGGGCCTCGACAAGGCCGGCATCTTTGCAATCCCGATGGAGCTATCCAATACCTTCGAGAAGGCAACCGGCTTGAACCCGATCAAGTCGCCAATCAAGGCGTTTGATGAGGGCTCCGCGATCTCGCAGAAGAACCAAAACCGCAGCCTGCTTGGTTCGGTGGTCGGTCCAACTGGCGGACTGATTGATGATGCCACGCAAGTTATGGGACTACCGAAAAAGATGATTGACGGCGAAGAGGTGACGCAGGGTCAGAAGAATGCGGCCGAGCGCCTCATGCCTTTCAACTCCTACGTGGGTATCCGTCAGATGCTCCGTTATGTGGTGAATCCCCAGCAATGACCATTGTTGACCGTCGATATTCCGTGGCCGAAGGGACCGCGGTAAAGGCCCCGTGCCGCGTCGCGACTACGGCGAATATTGCCTTGACCGGGCTGCAATCGATCGACGGTGTAACGGTTGTCGAGAGTGACCGAGTTCTGGTCAAGGACCAGTCCACGGGCGCAGACAATGGCATCTATAGCGCATCCTCGGGCAACTGGCTGCGGACAAGAGACTTCGACGGCGCCTACGATATCGTGCAGGGCACGCGGATCTTCGTCACTGGCGGCGCAACGCTAGCCGGGAATGAATACTACGTCTCGACGGCAAATCCGATCACGGTCGGCTCCACGTCAATTGCATTCACGCAAATGCCGGCATCTGGGATCGCGGCAAGTGTGGCGGCTGCAACGGCTGCTGCTGCAGCGGCCATCGCGGCTGAAGCGTCGGCGACGGCTTCCGCCTCCCTTCTCGGCAACTCGGCTCACAATTACGATACGCGCGCATCGGCCATCGCAGCCACGATTCCTGTCGGCGTCAACTTCGTTAGAACGCTGGCCTACGATACCGATTTCATTCCTGACAGCGGAGCGACATTCAAGCGCGTACCGGCTGGGACGGCATTCACCGACACATGGCCAACGGCCGGCACCATCGCGGGCGGTTCGGGCTACACCGATGGCACTTATTACGGCATCCCTTTGTCCGGGTCGGCGACCGGCTCCGGGCTGTATGCCACTGTCACGGTGTCAGGTGGGGCCGTAACGGCGCTCGACTACTATGCGATGCCGGGCAATTCATTCAAAATCGGTGACGTGCTGACCTGCAGCAACGCCTCGATCGGAGGGACCGGGAGCGGCTTTACCTACACTCTAACTACCATTTCGACGCCGCTCGCGAGCTTCGTCAACACGGTCGACAATAGTCGCTGGCAATACATGACGAGCAAGGGCTTCCCTCACGTCAATGAGTTTGGTGCCCGGGCCGACTGGATCGGAACGGACGCAAGCGCAACCAACAATTTCACATCCATCCAAGCCGCGTTGTTTTTCTCGGTCAACAAGAACTTCGGCACCGTGAACTTCGACGGCGGCGGCTACGCCGGCAACATCGTCAAGTGCGGCGTCGGCACCTACATGATCAACCACACGTCAAGCAGCATCTCGCTGATCATTCCGAACGGCGTTTATCTGGAGGGCATGTCTGGAGGATCGACGCTCAAGGTCCACGATAGCTGGAACGCCGCCACGCACTGCTTCTGCATCGGAAATCCAAACGCGCATTTTGCGAACTTCAGGTGCGGTTTTCGGTACATGGAATTGTTCTTCCCGCGCGGCATCTCGGCTGCGTCCGGCACTTACATGGTTTATTCCAACAACGCCCAAGACGGCGGCGGGATGGAGCACGTCTACATCTACACGGGACAGCGCGGCGGCATTCGTTACGAAATCGGCTACGGCGGCGCGTCAACTGTTCATTTCCACCAAATGAGCATCAGTTGTGAGGGGGCGAACCCCGCGTTTCACTGCACCGTGGGCACGACTTTGGTAGATTGCCGCAATTGGTCGATCGGAGCGCCGTCTTCTGGGACCAACGATACTGTTGACGCTATCGTCCTGACCGGAACGGGCGGCATGTACTCGTTCGAAAATATCCATATGGAAGGGTACCCGAACGGGTTCCTTATCGTGTTGGCTGCAGGCAACCAGCCGATGGCATCTTTCAAGAACATCAGTGGCGGGCTTCATCTCGATTATGTGTTCACGCTCGACAGCGCGAACGACCCCGGCAACTGCTCATTTGAGCGGTGCAACACAAACAACGGCCTGGCTCTCGGTCTCGTGCTGAATGGCCAAGCATCCGGTGTCAATCGACTTACCAACATCGAGCCGAAAGACGGCATCGTGTTCTTCAATCCGTGAGCATAAATGACCATCATTGATCGTCGCGGCATCACGGTAGACGGCACGCCATCCTCGGCGTCCTCGGCCATGCCGAGCGCTAACCTGGCCATCAAGACGCCGTGCCGGGCGGCGACGACCGCCAATATCACGCTATCGGATTTGCAGACAATCGACGGCGTTGCGCTCTCCGAAGATGATCGTGTTCTGGTCAAAGACCAATCCGACGCTACCGAAAACGGCATCTACACGGCTTCATCCGGGAACTGGCTGCGGACGACGGACGTAGATGGCTCAAACGAACTGGTCAATGGCACCATCGTATTTGTGACCGCCGGTACGATCGGCGCACGTCAGCAGTTTACCTGCACGGCCTCTGATCCGATTATTCCCGGAACGTCGTCGATCAGCTTTGTGATCGTCAGCTACCAGCCATTGGATACCACACTAATCGGGCTGGCCGCGCTTAACGCGACGGCTGGCCTGGTTGTCGAAACCGCTGCGGACACGTTCGCCAAGCGCACGCTGCAAGGACCGGCCGCCGGACTGTCGATCACTAACCCGGCAGGAACGGCAGGCGATCCGACATTCGCATTTGCCAACGACCTGGCCGCACTGGAGGCGCTGGGCTCGACGGGCTTCGCTGTGCGAACAGCGGCCGACACGTGGACGCAACGCACCATAACCGGCACGGCAAATGAGATCACCGTCACCAATGGCGACGGTGTAGCTGGCGCCCCAACGCATTCCTTGCCCGCTGCTTTGACTTTTACCGGCAAGACAGTGACCGGCGGAACATTCGACACTATCACGACCAAGGGAACGTGGGCGGTTTCCGGAACATGGACTATCCCGGCCGTCACGCTGGGCGGCACGGTTTCTGGCGGTGGTCAGCAGGTCAACAACGTCATCATCGGGACATCGACGCCGCTCGCTGGATCGTTCACGACGCTTTCTGGCTCGACCTCAACTACTACGCCGATCGTCAAGTCGGCGGCCGCGATCGATTTCCAGACTAACGGAACGACTTATGCGGGCGGCGTCACAACTGGTCAGCAATGGTATTTAGGAACGACAAAGCAGGCCCCGCAGACAGGGCCGATAGCAACGGTATCCAAGAATGCCGCGGCGCTTCCGGCCGTCGGAACGCCGGCTGGCATCGTCGGCACGGCACAGTCGGTGGCGGTTTTTGCCGGCCTCGATGCCACCCCAGCCGATGTCCATATGATGTCATTCGGGAATGGCAGGGCGTGCGGCATCAGGTATTTCCAGGCGGACGGGACCGCGGCCACGCGCACTGCGACGGTAGGCGCAGGCAATACGCTGGGCGCCAATTTCGCATACTCCTACACCGGAAGCGCTTATGTGGCGGCGTGCGGTTTTATCATGGCCAATACCGAGGCCACGGTTACCGGCTCGGTCTCCGGCGGCAGGGTGGATATCTACGCCACACCGACAGGATCGACGGGCATTGCCATCGCGTCATCGTTTGGTGCTGGCCTTATGGTTGGCACCACGACGGATCGCGGCGCCGGAACGATCAATATTACCGGGGGGCTGTTCCTCGGCAGCTTCACGGTCGGCACGCTTCCCACGGGTGTTGCGGCCGGCAATACAGCTTACGCCTCCAATGCCCGCGTTTTCAACGGCACCGGCACGCAAGAGGGCGCAGGCGTCGGGACGGGTGGACTCGTGAACTATAACGGCACGGCGTGGAAGCTGGCCGGCACCAACACGACTGCAATCGCATAAAGGAAAAGACATGATCGAGCGCAAATCCGGCGTGCTTTACGAACTTCTAATCCGCGGTGATTTCGACAGCGGCGCCAACCTGGGCCAGTTCAAGGGCGGCCATCTGGTCGAAGCAGAGGCCGTCGTTGATACCGATACCGGAGAAGTGCTTTCCTACAAGCAGGGAGCGCCGGTCCCGATCTCGGCTGACCGCGCCAAGGAATATTTCGGCGAGCAGTTCGCCTCGTTCAATGCGGGCTTCGACGCTTTGAAAAGCAAAAATGTCCAGCTTCAGGCCGATCTTGACGGGGCTAACGCCAAGCTTGCGAAACTCTCCGACGAACTGAAATCAGCCGGCGCTGCGTTGTCCGAGGTCTCCGCTGATGTGGGGTCGAAGCTGGCCGGACTGGCGGTGGTGGGATCTCAGATTGCCGGGCTTTCAACCGAGATGATGGAGACGGCATCGCGATCTGATCTCGCGAGGGAATCTTGAGCTACCAGCGAAACCGCGCAAACATCATCAGCAGTCCGATCGCTATCGCCCCGCCAAGCGGGACCAACAGCAAGGCATAGAAAACATCGGCCCAAGTCATTTTACCAAACCTGCTGCTGGTAGCGCTCTTCTTCGCGCTCTTCGGGAGTCATGGCCTTGATATCGCGCTCATAGGCCCGCCTCGCAGAGGCGCAAGCCACGACCAGAACGCCGACAAAGAACAAAAGCCAGAATAAGTCCATGGGATGCCCTCCTTGAGATGGGCTCTCTTCTACCACCACAACCAACAAGCGAGCAATATCAATGGTAGCAGCGACTTACGCCGCCGCGATGGTCCGCGTATTTGCCGATGAGGGCGGCTATACGAACGATCCGGTAGACCCGGGCGGTGCAACCAATTGGGGTATCACGATTATTGACGCCCGGAAGTATTGGAAGCCGAACGCTACTCCCGATGACGTGCGGAACATGCCAAAGGAAATTGCTGCCAAGATTTACCGGGCACACTACGCAAACCCGATGCGGTACGACGATCTTCCGGCCGGTCTCGATTACTCGGTTCTGGATGCTGCGATCAACTCCGGGGTTGGGCGCGCTCCGGTCTGGGCCGGGAAGGCGCTGGGCGTCGCCGCCAAGTCCATCAATGATGTGGTGGCGCCCGCAAATGCGGCAAATGACAAGGTTGCCCTGATCCAGAAATACTGGTCCGTGCGGCTTTCCTTTCTCCGTGGGCTTTCGACCTTCTGGCGCTTTGGCAAGGGGTGGACCCGGCGGTGCACGCAGGGTGAGGCGGCAGCGGTCAAGATGTGGCTCATGTTGGGCGCCGCACTCCCCGCAACCGAAACCAAGAAGCGGATGGATCAGGAGGGAGCCAAAGCCAAGACCAAGGCGGCGCAAAACAATACAGCGGGCACTGCGGCCGGAGCAGGAACGGCCGGGACCGGCGGCGCGGCGACAACCCAAG